AAGGGCGACAATCTCCAATATCAACCCGGACATATTACGCCCGAAAAGATCAAATTCGTCCCGAGTTCAACATAAAAGTGATGGGGCCGTGCGGTATCGTAACCGCCGGCCCCACTGAAAGATCTGCGTTTCTTCGGACACTGACCTACACATTCTTTCGCGGAGCCAAATATCGAGCTTGCCTAAATTCAAATATGATTGTTTTTCTTTGGCAATAAATTCGCTTGAGAACTTCGACGGCCAAGTCGGGATGTGTTCATCGCTTTCGATCGGGATGCGTGAAGTGTTAAAGTTAAGCTCGGCCTTGTTTGCAAATACACGCTCGACGATACACTTCTCGCCGAGATTGTTCCCGATTAAAAAGATGCGAGAGTTCTGACCCAAGAACATGACATCGGACAAGAACCAATTCCAATCTGATTCTAAAACTGTTTCCGACTTAGCGTCCTCGGTGTCTTGGGGATCGTCGATGATGATGATCTTAGGCCGGCGATCCTGAAACGCAATCCCGCGAATGGATGCACCCTTGCCGTAAGCTTCGATGCGTACGTTGACGATGTTCCCCTCGGAGTCCTCGACATCAACATCGAACACGTCACCCGATTGGACGTTGATTTTAATAAGCGTCGCGCTGATAGCCGGGTTCGTTAGATATTCGTCAGTAATTTCTTTGAGCTTATTTTTTGCAAGCGTCGCATTGTTTTTGATGATGACGATATAATCGAATTTCTTAGAAGGGAACGTGAGAGAGTGAAGTGGGAATGATCTTAAAATATATTGCGTTTTTGCAGATTCACGGAAAGCTTCGATACCTTCGTGACCATCACCAAACAAAAGACTGTCCGACCAAGTTTTATGAAATGTAGCAGGCTCGACTTCACCGTCGCCGGTGTTTAATAATATTGCGCGATAATTGACGAGATTTCCGAATGCTTTTTTATATGCCTCGAGAAGCTTTTCTTCGCTGATCTCAATATCGTCGACGGATTCGCTCAAGTTGTTTGCGCCTTCTTGATGACCTTTTTAAGAAAGACGTTATGCTCGAGTGATCCCTTCAGGTCAACTTGTTGTTTAGGTTTGCCTTCGGAATACTCGACGATCATTTTGTTTGCTTTCTGATCGCCTTTAAAGGCCCGATAAATTTGTTTCATAGCGAGGATGTCGGCGACTTCCATCTCGCGAACTTCACCGCTTGTCAAATCCCTAAAGCACATTTTTTGCTTTAGTAATTCCCTGATCGCCGTCGAGATTCTTTTTCCCTTTGGGTGTCCGCACCCCGCCCCTGTCGGGTTAGGTGTATAACCGGGCAACAATCGGCCATACTTGTCACGCTTTGCATCTTCGGGCTTTTCATTTAAAGCCATTTAAAAACTCCCTTGCTCGTTAGGTAGGGCCGGCGGTCTGCGGAGACTACCGGCCCAAGGAGAAAACCAATTAATCGCTATTTGACAATTTCAGAATTAGCACGAAATTTTATATTGTGTCAAGAAAATTTTATTTTATATTTGTTGACCATCGGAATTTCGTGAAAGGACAAGTTTGATAATGCGGGGACATTTTTGCGGGATTGAATAAATTTTCATGCTCGATTTCGGGGGAATAGTCGACGGCGGTTTGGAGTCCATAGGCATTTAATACAAACATGATTCTCTTTCCGCATTGGCATTTTTTGTTATTATTGAACATCGAAGTCTAAGTCCTTTTCTGATTCCATCATTTTTATGTTGACCTGAATCCCGATCAAATTCGAAGAATCGCCGTATCGCTTTTGAATTCGATAGTCGCAGAGCTGTGAATCATCATTGAAAAATGATTTGTTCATGGTGTCCATTAACGCTTTGACAAGGTTGTCACCGTCGGGTTTTCGAATATGCCACTTTAAATTTTTAGCATTACCCGGGCGCGGCATCCAGAAAATAAATTCCGCGCGGCACGGGCCCATCGGCAAATTCCCCGGGCGATAAGGCAATAAATACATTCGCAAAAGGCTTTCATAGTCTACCGTTTTCCTAGGCGTGTACGTGCAAACAAACTTCCCCCGTCGAGAAAATCGCGGACGCCCCTTAGCTACCGGCGTGATCGGTATAAAAAAAGATTTTGTTATCATTTTAAAACTCCTCAATTTTTATGATTATCATGTTGATTTCGCGGCACTTCGGACACATCACGACATTAAAAAAAGCAAAACGATTGAAATCTATTTTCACGTAGACCATTGATATTTCGCAAAATGCCGCGTGATGATCTACGAATCGTCGGATCTGAAGTTGAGTTAAGAATTTACTTGTCTCTGTGTCCATATAATTATTAATAATAAAAATAGTCCTAGTTTTTAACCTTAATGGAATTTCCCGGCATCAATTTTCTTTTCTGTTGCAAGGGCAATATCTTCAATGGTTTGCCACTTATCAGATTCATAGTCCATAAATTCGATTTTAAAATGTTCCTCGATCATCATTGTGAGTTCAACGCGGTCAAGGGAATCGAGCTCAAGATCATCTGAAAGTCGTGTTGTCCCGGTCAAGACAATTTTTGCATCATTATAAAGATTATTAATTAAGTTTTCGATGACTGTTTGGACTGGCAAAATTAATGACATTTTTATTCTCCTTTTTGGTGTTTCATTATTGAGCATCTGCTCAAAAGTTTTTATACATCATTTTATCTAAAATCGCTTCAGCAATTCCAAGCGATAGAAAGTGCTCTTTTATGTATTGAGCTGATTGACCAATCTTCTTACGGTTTCGAATGTCGCTTTTTAAATCATCCTCTGAAAAACTCTCAAAAATCCCTTTCTTTTGTAAGTTTTCTTTATTGTATATTGTGGGTGACGCCGCTGACACCCCTAAGTCCGCCACGGCTGACACCCCCCCAGTGTCGCCGCTGACACCCCCCCTAGTGTCGTCTGCGACACCCCCTGATAGTGTCGCCGCTGACACCCCCCCCTCATCATAAGCGACCCCGTTTGGGGCTAACCAGAGGGCATAATTTTTCTGAATTTTATAGGTGTTTATCTTGCTGTTTTTGGCATCCGAAACGGTGATTATATTACGGGTTTTGAGGGCCCCTAAACTACGTATTATCGAACGTCTTGGGAGCCCGGTAGACTGGCAAAATTGGGAGAAGCTGATCTGATCTTCTTTCTTGCCCCACCCGTAAGTTTTACGTATGATTGAAAAAAGGACTTTGATTTCGTTAGGTGAGAAATCAACGCGGGAAAGCGCATCGAGAAGCTCATTTGCGATCGGAGTGAATCCGTTTTCTTTTTGTGGTGATTTCATATTTAGAATCTATTAAAGAGCCGTTTCCACCAAGGAAGTGATCCCTGACAAATTCTCGGCCCCTGCTCCTACGGCCTTATTCTCCCGGCTCCTAGTTGCCGTTAGTCTTATTCCGTCGGGGCTTTTCGCATTTAAAAGAAAACGCCCCCGGGCACGACCGCGATGCGCTAGCGGCCGACTTGTGGATATAGGAGATCCCGGGGACGAAAGAAAGGGCCGACCCTGTAAAATTGAGTCGGCCCGATGATTTGATTTTATTTTGTGGGAAGCGCGCGTCATTTGTTTGCCCTCTCCTAAAGGACAAGTTAAATATTAAAGAACAATTTGATTGATGTCAATACAATATTACACTTTTGATGTTGTTGAACTTCCAGACTTCGACAAGATTTTTTTCATTGTTTTTAATTCCTGATGTTTATCGTCGGTGCGGATAATTTGACCGTTATCAGTACGCCGGCCGTACTTTGCTTCGGCGATTTTCTGACCGCGATCAATGAATCTTCGAAGGGCTTTTGCTTTTTTGCCGCGCATGATACATCTCCTTAATATGTTTCGTTTCAATTTTCAATTTATCTTTTTTGAGCTGTACGACTATGAAGTGATCGCCGCCAATGTATTTGGCGTCGACGACGTAATCGAGAATTATGTCGTCAATTATTTTTTGATAGTTTTCATGTTCTTGTTTTAAATTAAGCGGGACGGGTATTCTGCGCCGTTTAAATATCTCCGCCGCCGACGGAATCACTACCTTGTTTGTCATCATTGATCCGCTCTCTTTCCGCGATCTGCGCGTCGGCCCAAGCGTAGGGCCATTGGATTGATGTTTGCTTTGCGTATTCTTTATCGAACTCCCGGACTTCTTTGATATTTGCACACTTTGCATCGAAAACCGGGTCATCGGAGTCAACGATAACGCCGTTCAATTTTACCGGGACTGGACGATCTTCTTTCATTGTTGGAGTAAACCAAGCTTGCGGCTCCGACGGAGCATGAACGGCAAAGACGTCACGCAAAGACATACCGTCGGGCATTGGATTATTGTTTCCGTCGAATTCTTGGAGCTTTGGGAACGCCGGGCCACCGTCATTAACTTTTGCCATTTTATTTATCCTTTCTTCGGTAGACGACCCCGACTTCTTCTTCTTTGAACATGATATATTTATCCTCGAGAAAATCAAACCCGTCGGCGAAAGCGTTCGATCGGATCTGAACATAATCGCCGGCCTTGACCTGTTCGCAATCTTCAGCGACAAGAAGAACTTCCAACATGCAAGTGTTGGCTTCCAATTTATTTGCCCTTTCAGGCAATATGATGCCGCCGCCGGTGACGATCTCTTGAGCTACGACGACGACATGTTTGTTGACCGGCACAATGTGAAGCTTTTTTAATTCTGATTTCTCAATCATTTTAATTATCCTCTCTTTGGTTTGTAGGTTTTCCACCCTTTAAAATGAGTTTGGTTCCCCTGCGCCACGTGCATTCAAAATTCGGGTACTCGTATCCAGTTTCTGTCTCAACTCGATCACCCATATAACAAACCACCTCTTTTATTGGCGCTTTTGAAACATAGATAGCGTAAGCTGTAAATATGGCTAGCATCAACAAGAGTCCGATAATTAAAAAAGTCAATATCTCTTTCATCTCTTCACCTCTCCTCGGTCGATTGCGGTTGTTGGCGTGTATCTTTCTTCCATCCATAAGAAATCAATCGTCTAGAAATAGCCGCTATACCATTCCAATGCGGATTACTTGAGATAGAACCCTTCAAATCTTTTTCCATTTCTTTTGCTAACTTACTTTCTTTGCTCATCTCACCTGTCCTTTAGTTGTTGGAGTTGATCGGTAATATCCTTAATGGCTTTTTCTACGTATAGATATTCTGGGAATTTCATGGAGTTTTTTACTGCTTCAAAGGCACTTAACTTTGCCTCAATTGTCCGCTGAAGATGCCACAAAGCGATTTTTCGGTAAGGATCGTCGTTATAACTAGGCATACCAAAAATTGCCTTATCTCCTACTTCACGAATCTCTTTGGCTGCCATTTCTATCTGATCTCTGAGTTCTTTATCCATCTGATTTATCCTTGCTGGCGGGAGGCTCACCTGTCAATGTGCTGATAATTCTTTTACCTTTACAAACAGGACATGGATTATTTGATTTTGTTGATACTTGGCTTGTGTGGTCAATTCCTGAGCCGTTACAAACTGGACACGTTTGGTATCCCATAACTATTCTCCCTTCTCCTTGCTGGCGGTTAGCTATGGTTGATTACCGGCTTCTTTATATGCCTGCGCTGATAGGTCTAAATCTTCTTGAGTTATTCCAAGTTCGTCCAGGCGTTTTTGCTTTTCATCTTCCATTGGGTTATCTTTATGTCCCAAGCATCCTTTTTCATCGTCCCAATTATCGCAATCGCCGATCTTTAAATACTTCTGCCCGTTATAATCAAGCAACTTGAGGTATGCTTCCGCTATCTTCGGCGGTAATTCATTGCCTTCGTCATCAGTAAAACCTCTAAAGGCTTTATTCCTTATCGCGCCCTTAATATCCATTCTCATATGATACCGCATCACTCCCCCCGTTGTTATCGAGCGTTAAAATTGTTGCTCCCCCTAGTCAGATTCCCCGCTAGTTTATCGGTCGGAGCCAACCGTACCATTGTCTCACCAGAGTGCCTATCGTCAGAATCGAACTGACCTCCCGTCACACCCGTCCTCGGTAAGCGAGTGAGAGTCGAACTCACCCTATCTCTTGGGATTTCTCCCGTTAAAATCAGCTAGGCGGCTTTAGTAAGCAACGATTAAATTCCACCGCAATACGAGCGACGTAACTTTTGGTTTCATTCGAATCGTCAGGGTACTACCCCACGCCTAGCTTAATGTTTACTCACTTGGATTTCTTCTTACTGGCTTTCCTAGATTTTGTTCTTTTGGGATAAGGAATTATCGAAACACAAGTATAAATCCAAGAATTTATAATCATATTATCCTTTCCACAACCAATGTATCAAGGCGATGTCTTGGGCGGTAGCTCCTCCGCCCTCTTGCGCTCTTTTGCCATGTATTCGTCCATGCTAATTACCTTAACCTTCTTGCTTAAATCTTGCATTGTCGTTCCTGCGTGTGCCACCTTTGCAATCATAATCATTACCAGAAAAATGAATAACGTGAAACAGACTATCCAGATTAGAAACCGCACTGATACTTCCCACCTTTTCTTTTACCCCTCATTTCACTGAAGTAACATTTTCTAGAACAATACTTCTGATCTTTGTTGTCTCCGATCAGGGTAATAATTATTTTGCACTTTGGTTTTTTGCACTTGACTTTTCCGTGATGGATCTTTGGTCTTCCTGCTCCCATTATTTTTCTCCTTATTGTTTAAAGTATGTCGCCTTCTTGGTCTCTTTCTTCTTTCCAATTAGGCCACATCTTAGACTGTTGTTTTACTAATAATCTTTCTTTATCGCGGTCTTTATCACTTACCCGCTTTGCTATTCTACTTTGCTCTCTGGCAAAAAGTTGTCTTTGAATAGGCTTTTCTAAAGTATCCTTAACAGACCATCCGGCATTAAGGCGCATATAAATAGTTTTATTTTTTAACCCAGTTTTCCTAGCCCATTCTGACACAGACCAGGTTTCTCCGTTGTGCGTTAAACTTCTTTCAACCGTCATGCGACCCTCCTTTTAATAACTAATTTTTGTCTTCTTGGATCGCCTAAACCAGTTTTAGCTCTTTTTAAAATAACTTTGTGGTTGTTTCTATTCAATTCTTCTTCAGTCTCATAAAGTCTTGCTGTTGTAATGATGGACCTCATTTTGTCTGAAACACGGTAATAATGTTTTCGGCCTTCTTTCTGCCTATTGAGCATGTCAAGCATAACCATATCTTCAAGAAAGCAATGAACCGTATAAGCCGTGTACTTACTTCCTTCTTGAATCACGTGCTTAATAGGCTCGCGATCCGAATCTTCTTTATTTAGAAGCCACACTTTTCTCAGAATTTCTTCGTCTCGTTGGTTAATAGTATCAAGCGCTATTCTTCTAATTAACGGAAGATCCTCAAGCGTAGCTTCTTCACGCCCGTAAAGAAAAGCCCGATAGACAGCAATATTACTAATCATTTTTGCAAATCTTATTCCAGTTTCGCTGTAAGGAGCAGACTTGATATAGTCTCTACGAAACTTATCCCGACTAACAACTCCACGCATTGCAGCCACGTAAAGGGATATGCCTTTTACAGCCTCCTGAAGTTCAGGACTTAGCTTTGGAAGTTTAATTCCTTCCTCAGCCTTCTTCATTATGTTTTTAACGCAGCTATAAACCATCCGAGCGCAACGATCTTCGTCTGCCTTAAAGGTTTCTCTGGAAGACGATGAAATAGCTTTATCAATAGCGCCTTCGGCAAAGGCTAAATCATTGCTGCGCCCAATGTTAAGCTTAGCAAACCGCTCACCTAAAGCTTGATTTGTTACAGCCTCATTGTAAATATCGTCTGTAACTGCGGCCAATAGCCCAAATCTAAGTTTTGTGTAATTACGAGTTACGCCATTTCCAAAGCTTTTAGAGGTATATCCATCATACCCATCTCTAAGCTGTGCATTGATTTCCATCTTTTCTGACTCTGGCATAGAAGTAACAGTTGAAAAATCTTTAATAATGAGAGACATTCTATTGCCGTCCAGCTTAGCAAAAACCGACGGATCGCCTCTTTTTGTTTCCATTCCAGAAACTAAAGCATGTGTAGTTACGGAGCTAAGAGAATACCCTATTTCTTCGTAAGGCTGACAAAGATATTTAAGGCCATTAATGACTTGAGTTTTTCCAGAAGAGGGCGGTGCAACTAAGAACATCCAGACCGGATCCGTATCAAACATATTGGAAATCATGATTATTATTGCAAGCTCAATGCTCATGTGGTTTGGCTCATGAAGTAGCTCGTCATAAGACCTAAGTACGTCTTGAATAGTTATGGAAGGGTCAACCTCGGGCGCCTTATTCTCTTCTAGCATTGCTTCAACTTCCTGGGTAATAGAAGTCCTTGGCTTTGGCTTAAGCAACGCGCTAAGTAACCTAAAGCAGCGTTTTGGAGTATTTTTTAAAACGCCATATCTTATTATAAAATCTCTTGAGTCAAATCCGTTAGGTTTTCCGGCTGGCCAATGGCAAAACTGTAATTGCTTTGCCGTTTTACTAAGCCTATCCAATACAATCATTTCTCCTTTTAAGCCTGCTTCGTCATGGTCATATAATACGGAAACGACTTTGCCCTTAAAAAACTCGGCCCACTCGGGTTTGAAAGTGCCTGCACCCGGAGAGCAAACCGCCCTACCCATTTTTTTTGCAGCATCAAGAAGCCACTGTACTGCAATGGTATCCCACTCACCCTCGCAAATATATACCGACTGAGGGTTGACTTTGACGAGCTCAGAAAGGCCAAACAAACCAGTCGATCTCCCAGCGGTAGATATAACCTTGCCTCCGATTCTGTATATTCTAAGATCAACCAGCTTTCTGTCAGCCCCGCGGACTGCAATAGTATAATGTCCAGCATATCCAAGTTCGACCCAATTAAAAGCGCATTTTGGCAATCCTCGATCTTCTGCAAGAGCTTCAATATGCTCTGGGGTAATTTGTTGAATGTTTCGCTCATTGATTTTCTCCAGGAATTTTTGGGAATTTCCTGAGGAAGAACAAACTTTGCAATCCCACAAGAGTTTTTCCCAGTTAATGTAAAAGTGCTTCTCTTTCATGCAAAATGGACAATCACCAACTACCTGCGTGTCTGCCAATGATCTTAAATTAACTCCGTGCATCGTAAACATTTTAAGCTTCTTAAACCTGTCTTCTGTCAAATCTAGTTCACTCATTTTAATTCCTTTGCTTCGGCCCAAGTTGTAAAAGTTATTTTGCACCCAACAGGAATGTCCACCGGCAGCCCAACTTTTTTGCTGTCTCTTTGCATTTCTTTTTGTACTGCTGATATAATTTCATTCCTGTATTTTTTGTCCGCATGTTCAGATACTTCTACAACAAGTTCATCGTGAATAGTTAAAACCATTTTAGCTTCCCACGATTTGGTAGCCCTTAACAAGGGGCCTATTCTACAAATGGCTCTTTTGATCATGTCGGCACACGGACCTTGAATATCGTAGTTTACAGCTTTATAAGCAAATCGTGGATCTAAATAGTATCTACGCCCAAAAACATTTTCTATCATTCCCGCTTTTTCTGCCATTCTAGTTTTTCTTTCTACGTACTGACTTACACCAGGAAGTCTGCGATCAAATTCGTCTATAATATCTTGAGCTTCTTCGCGTGAGCATCCAAATAGCGCTGCTCCTGCTTTGGCTGTTCCCCCGTATTGTTTTAAAAACATTGTTGTTTTTCCTTTTTTACGGTGTATTGTTTTTCCAGGTTTCCAGTCTGGCAGATGCCCCCATACCTGGTTGCCTACAGCTTCATGAACATCTTTACCTTGTAATAGCGCTTCCATTAAGATTTTATCTCTGGCTTGAAACGCAAATAGCCATACTTCCATTTGGCTATAGTCTAAAAGATACCAAACATGGCCTGGTCTAGGACCCATAGCTTCGCGCGGCTTAAGCTCAATATCAGCTTTCTTTTTTACACTATCTGGGGAAGCTACTTGCTGAAGATTGGGGTCCGCGCATGACAGCCTGCCAGTAACTGTAGCTTGACGAAAATTTGGGTGTAATAACCAACACTCCTCGTCTTTGGCCATAAATCTCTCATAAGAATTTATAAACTTTTGAACCATAGACTCTGAAGCCTTGTACTCCAAAACCGCTTTAGCTAATGGATCTTTTTCCGATAAACGTAGAAGCTCGTCATTGTCAATGCTTGGAGCGCCTGAGTCCGTCCTATTGTATACTCTGTTGCCGCGCTTCTTAACAAACAACTCTACCATTTGCTTTGGGGAATTAACATTAAGATCTTTTGCGCCAAGCTTCTCCATTTTCTCTTTCCATTTAGCTGAATACGCGCCATAAAACTTTCTAAGGCTTAATAAATTTTCTGGAAAACAATTGACTCCATTAGCCTCCATTCTATAAAGCTCTTTCATTACCGCTATTTCACCTTCATAAACAGGCTTCAAAGATGGAGTTTTTTCTAATTCTTCAGATAACCCCGCAAATAATGGCATTGTCATTTCAAGATCTTCAAGCGCATACTCCATTAAAACATTTTTATCCGCCAACCAATAATCTGATCTCCAATGTTCTTTTGTGCCGTGGGTTTCTTCGTTAGCAATATTCCATTTTAGTTTCTTAGCTTGAAGCCGCGCTTTTTTTGTGCTATCTTCAAGAGCTTTCTGTTTAGTATTATCCATTTCTAACCACTGTAAAGATAAGTTTTTAAGACCGTAAGAAAACAAAGACCCACCCGTTAAAACATGGGCCAAGAATTGTGTATCATGTACTTTTGTCCAATCAAATTTTATTCCAGAAAGTCGCGTCATCCTAATATCAAAAGACAAATTATGGCCAACCTTTATAATTGCTGGGTCGCCAAGAATTTCTGACATTGCCTTTAGATCCCTGGAAACAATATTAACTTTACGAGTTGTGGGGTTTACTTCCCAACGAATAAAGGCAGAATTACCGTGTAGGTCTTTAAAGGCAAATGCAAAAGGTCTAGCGGGACACATAGCGTATTTGGTATAAATTGCACTTTTCCAAGGGTTTAACCCTGTGGTTTCGGTATCGTATGCTATAATTGGGCCTTTTAAAGACGATAATGACATTGATTTTTCCTTTGGGATTTTAGAATGCGCGTTGATGTGCAGTCGCGCCCCTGCCTGTGCTTTTTACTTCTTCTTTGCTGTTTTCTTAGCTGGTGCTTTTTTGGTTGCTTTAGCCACGGCTTTTCCTTTCGTTGGTGTTACTTTTTTTGCTTTTGATGGTTTTTCTTCTTCTTCCTCTTCTTCCTCGGATTCGTCTTCTTGATCCTCTACCTTGGGGATAGATAGACGGTCAACAGCGATTCCTTTGAAGTTTGTTTTCCCTGCTTTAACATCAACTGTGCCTTTTTTTTCATCAATGGCAGTTATTTCTCCAGACACTTTTTCGCCTTTCTTTGAGGTAAACTCAACAGTTATCCCAACGTCAAGCTGAACGTCATCTTCTTCTTCAGACTCCTCCTCAGACTCTTCTTCTGATTCTTCTTCGTCTTCTGATTCTTCAGATTCCGATTCTTCTTCATCGTCATCTTCGTCATCATCTTCGCTTTCTTCATCATCACTCAAGGCATTTTCGCCAGCATCAATTTCAGAAATAACCGTATCAAGATACGTAAACTGTCCACTGTTTCCGGTTTTTAAACTAATCTTGACTTCTGGTTTTTGATCGTCAATCAATTTAGCAACTTCTGGAAGCTGTTCCAAATCGTCCAAGTCAATCCCAAACTTGCGAAGGTCACGGATCAAATATGCTGGACCATCTTCTTTTTCAACGTTGCACCATTTGCTGGCTTTGGCGCCAACAAGGCTTTCATCTTCGGCGCTCTCAGTAATCTCAAAAATAAATACTAAGTGCATTTCGCCTGCGTTTGAGTTTTTGATTTCGCAGCTAGCAACTTTAGCCAAGTATTTGCCGTCAGGAATTTCGGCAAATCCGCCAAGTTCATCTGCGCGCTTTTTTTCCTTTGAGAAGTTTTTGTTAAACTTTGCCAACTTTGCTTTCATTTTTGCATCAATACCCATTTGATTCTCCTTTTTTTACTTGCGTTTAATAACAAGTTTTTTTGGTTGAGCAACCGCCTCTTCACGAGCGATTTGCAGTTTATTATTAAAAGCGGCAACAAAGTTCCTATATGCTTCACGAGGATTATTCCCCATTGGTATTCGGTCAAGAGGTGTACCATCCGTATCAAGAAAATGTCCCTCTACCCGATTACCTGCATCAACTTCGTCTGAGCCGCCTATGATTAAGTATCGTCTCTTCCCATCGTACTCGTAGTTTGCCCAAATGTCTACCAAGCCTTCAAGAATATCTTTGGCTTGCCCTGCCATTGAAGCCCCTACCTTATTAAAAGTGTCTCCTTTTCTTGTTTTAAACTCCTCGTCCTTGCTATGGCTTATGAATATAATTCCTTTTCCAGAGTGAAGCAGCTCAGTTACCCATGCCTGAAACTCAGCCCGCACCGCTTTCCAGCCTTTACCATAACCTTCATCTGAAGGGTGGTCAATAACCATCTTTTTGCAGATATACTCCATGCAAAACTCATAAGCATAATCTGCAGTATCAATAGAGGCAGTTTTAAAGCGATCGTCTTTAATAAATAATCTTGTGTACTCGCGCAGCTCCTTCCAATTGCGACAAGGTACCTGATACATTTCCTGAGCTTTTCCACCCGGCTCACACATCATTCCTAACATCCCCTCAAACTGAGCCGTAAAAGAAGTTTTACCTATTTTCTTTTTACCGTACATCAAAATCGAATAGTCTTGAACCTCATCCGATCTCTCAGACTTATGCTTTGGCAAGCTAAGCTTACCAATTGGCTCTTCAGCTTTTTCAATTCTTTTACTGCTTTTTTTATTGCCTTTTAGTATTTTAATAGCCATTTGCTTCTCCTTTATAGGTCCTCAAGTTCTTTGAAGACTACTTTTCTTTTTGCCAAAGAATTAAACTCATCTCTTCCACACACGGGCAGATACAAGCACTTGCCGTATTTGCCAATACACTCATAAGTATTTTTATAGTGCGGAGCCAAGCCTTTCCACCAATTCCACATATCCTGAAGAAGAGAGGTTAACTCGGCTTTGAAGGCCAACAACTCTTTCTCAGATGTTGGGCTTTCCATGCGCATGAAGTAAAACTCTGGCCGCTTCTCAACGTCTTTCTTTACGCGCTTGGCATATTGAACTACTGTTTCACTGGTATTCATTCTTAGGGCTGTTCGTCTAATAACATTATAAAGACAGCCTCTAGGCACTGGACTTGAGGTGCCTCCCCAAGTTTCTAAAAGATAAAGCATAACTTGAGTTTCAAAGCTTAAAGTTTCCGATATTCCTCCTTCATCGATCATAGCTTTAAATTTAGTTTCAAAAAGCCATGTCCCTTTTGTCCCTTGAAAAGTTCCGTCTTTTTTTCCTCTTAGCGGAATGCTAACTTTTTTACCATCTGCCCCGACTATCGGTAACCACATAACCCACTTCTCTTCCAGAGAAAGCCATTTCTTTTTAGTAAAGTCGTCTCTCCAATAGTCAAAGTAAAGCGGAAGCACAACTTCCATGACTGCCAAGGCCTTGTCCACCATTACCCTAGCTTTTGTATCAAGCCGCACATGCTCTTGATTCCACATCTTCTCAACTATATCAGTGTACTTTCTAATACTTTTTTCAGACGGAGGGGAGGTAAGTTTTCCGGCTTTTACGTCCAAATAGGCATACTCTAAAACCGCATGGCCAACGTTCCCGTCAACTAACGCTTCTTTAGCATACCTACTTTCCCATCCCTGGAGGTAAAATCGGGCCTTTTGACGGCAAGACAGCCACATAGAAATAAGGCTTTGCGTCACGCCATCGCGTTCCATCTCGTAAAAAGTCTTGCTCATTTCAAAGCCTTTTGTGCGGCGGCTTTTTTAGCCTGCCCTTTACGAGAAAGCTTATTTGCACAAACTATACAAAGATTTGTTTTTTTCATAAAACGATTTCTTAATGTTTTGCAATTTATGCAAATTAAAGGCATATCATATTTCTCAGAAACTTCTTTATTCCATTTGCTTTTGCTCATTTGGCTTCTCCAATTTGTAATGCTGCTATTGCCGGTAATTCGCCTGCTGCTATTGCTTCAATTTCGCCATGCATACTAGCTAGATTAAACGTTACCATAGAAATTTGTTTTTCGCGCTTTGCCCAGACTTTCTCCATAGCTCTTCTTTCAGAGTCTAAATCAGCCTTCATAGTTCTATACGATTCAACAATCCCTTCAATCCTTCCTTTAAACTCAAGACCAGTCATATATTCGTAAACTAAAACTGCCTTGTCTTTCTTTCCAGCCTGTAAATACTTTTCTTTAGCCGCTCGCATAAGGCCTTGACGAATAGCATGAGCCAAAGGAATACAATTTCCTGGAGAAGAAACCCAGACACTTTCCACTTCACCAAATTCCTCTAAACCTTTAGGAAGGGTCTCAGTTGCAATCAAACAAACGTCGGCTTTAGCATTTCGAGCATCGGCTTTGATCTTAGTAATCCAGCCGTCTGACCAAGCTTTAGTCCTCTTTATTTCCCAAAGCATTCTTCCGCATTCTGTGCCGGCCTTATTCTTAAAAATATGCAAAATATCCCCACCTTTGATTCCAGGGGATACAGGGTCAATCACGTCAAAAGGAAACTGAATCCTAAGCATTTCCTCAAGCTCAGCCTCAAACGTTTCGCCTTGGGCCTGTTGAGAGCCTTGCTCCATGCGTCTTTTAAGTTCCTCAACTTGTGCCAGTGTGTCTGCTAACTTTTTGTCTTTCTCAGAATCTTTAGCGCGATGATCCTCAACTATTCTGGCAGAAACTCTGGCCTCTATGCTTGCCTTCTCTTGTTCGAGCTTACGTTGAACCTCTAGGTCTATGTCCTTGGCTTTTTGCTCAAGTTCGGTCTTTTGCTTACGCAATGACAATTCGTTAGCATTAGCTTTGTCAAGCTTTTCCTGAAGAGAAATAACGCTTTCGTTAGCCTCCTTAAGGATTTTATTTTTTTCAACAGCTAATCTTTTGGCCAGTTCTTTTTCAACACCCGCCTCCATTTTTTTAGCCATGGCCTTGTCAAGCTCAAACTCTTCACCGCAACTTGGACATTTAATTAAATCAGACATTTTTTTTCTCCAGAAATTTACAGGGTTGACAGGATTTTTACCTGCTGGCGATTTTGGTGATGCTCAAGTATAGGTTCGGTATCCTACGACCTACTGCTTTATGTGACTTTTTGCATTCTCCGGCAGTTCGCTTAATCTGCCTATATTTTGCGGGTTCATCCCGCCACAACCCTGCTTATTTTACTTTTTATTTTTAGACGCCTTTTTCTTGGCACTGTAAGCCTTAAGCTTTGCCTTAGTCTCTTCGCTCATCGTAACCTTGGGCTTAGCCGGACGATCACTTTTTGCACGCACTGCCTTAACCTTGCCACTTGGCACATTTTTCTGGCCTTGAAGCTTACCGGCATTGTACATGCAGCGGTAAGATGCCACGTTCTTAAGCGTCGGCAACGACCCAGTTTTTCCCTCAATTGCTTTAGCAATCTGCTCATCAGTTAACGCTGACACAGCTTGCCCTGCAAAGATTTCAAGATAAAATGCACTTACGCCTTGTCGCACTTCTTTTTTGTTTGCTTTCACTTTTTTGTTTCCCATTTTCACTTCTCCTTGTTTTTTACTTTCCATTATAATCCCCATAAACTTGCTCATTCTTTGAGTCATTCTATCAACTCTAAATTCTCTGATTGCTTGCAAGTTTTGAAGAACTGATTTTGGCATTGGAATTCTTGCCTCTATATAAGCGCTAGCTTGCAGCTCGTACCCTATGCGGGTCTGCAATAACTCGGCGTCAACCTCGGGAATTTTTATATCACAAACTGTTGGCCACCATTTTCTAATTACTGTATACTGTAAAGACCAATTGTCTGCGCTTGCCCATTCTTTTTGAAACTTGTATAATAGTGAAAAATCAAGATTGCTTGAAAAGCTCAAGCTGGGTTTGATTTCTGGAATAAACTCTGCAATCTTTTTTATCGGCTTTTTTCTCTTCAGAAACAATGGCATGGCCTTTCCCCTTTTCTATAACTTTAAACTCTTTAAACAAACATTTGGGATTTTTATTCAGGCAGCGCGTGAAGACACATTTAGCCCCATCACTTTTTCGAGTGTAGAGCCTTTGTGTAATAGATTTTTCTCTGCAGGTATAACAATAGTGAAGCATCTCGCACGCCCTTTGTCGATCCGGTCTGGAGAAGTCTGGGCGTGCGACCCGTACCATTTCTGGCTGACTTCGTCCAGCCGGATCATTTATTAATCCGCACTAGATTTAATTGAATAAATGTATATTAGACTTGTATTTGTAAGTTGTATACCAGTAATTAAACTATTTTACCCGCGACTTTTTTTCTTAAGTATTGCTCTTTTAGCTGCATATTCCCGATCAGTTGACATTCCTTCAAGCCCAAAACGGAAAGCCACAACTTTATCATATATCGACTGCAACCACTGATGCTGCGCGGGAGTAAGAGTTTTTTCTTTTGCCAGAATTCCTGCGCACTCCACAATAAACTGAAATTCTTTATGAGTAAAATCTGCTTTATGCCAATCCATTAAGACAGTCATAAGGTCAACGGCTTTCATACAGTTTCTCCCCAAAGAGTTACTGGAATTTCGGCATGCTGAAGTACATTCCATCCACCGTCAATATTTAATTCCTTAACCCTAACTTCTTTTACTCCGACGTTAATCAAAGCCCTGGCACAATCTACACACGGCGCATAGCTGCAATAAAGAATTGAGTCTCTAAGAGCAGTCCCGCGTTTAGCGGCCTGACAAATTGCATTAATCTCAGCATGTATATTTCTTGTGCAAGGAGAGCCACAAGTCCCTGGTTGATACCCCATAGAGCCGGTTTTAGCATCACAATGGTTAAATCCCCTTGGCGGAGCGTTATAACCAGTTGCCAGGATCTCGTAGTCGGTATTTACAAACACGGCCCCCACTTTCCGCTTGAAGCAATCCGACTTAGACTTTACAACGTCGGCTATAGCGCAGAGATATTCATGCTTTGTCATAAGGTTTTTCCTTAGGTTCTTTAAATATAAAATATTTTTCCATTCCTTTTTCTATTACAATTTGCCCTTCCCATTGACATTGACCGGCTTTTGCAATTTCTTTACCTTCAATGCTTGTTACTGCTTCAGCACATAGATTTCCGTTTATATCTCTTGAAACATTTTTAAGTTTTAACTTAATCATGCCGCAGCCTCCAATCTATCATTTACTGGAAACTTAACCGTTTCATACCAGCCTGAACAAATCCCAACAAAAGTATCCGGTTTCTCCAGAATTTCCGCCACCGTCCATTCGTGGTCAAGATAATGTTGAAAATGCGGCACAATATTATCGATCATTGTATTAGCAACCTGATAGCAATTCTCATAAATATGCGCATCCCCAATCATAATCCCTACACCGCCAAACTTAATACCCACCGAGTTAAATATAGCCTGGCCTAACAAATAGTAGGTCATCAAGTCATACGGAATTCCAATAATAACATCAGCCGACCGCTGATAAACTGAAATAAATCCTTTCCCTGCAACAATATAGAGGTTGAAGGCAAACGGGCACGGCACATTTTTATCAAACCCTTGACTCATTAACCCATCAGTCCCCGGATTCCATGAAATCACGAGGGCCTGGCGCGTGGACGGATCTTTTTTAAGAAGCCCAATAGCCTCCTCTATTTGATTTCTTCCAAACTCATGTACCCACCTATACCCATAAGCCGTGTTAATAAACCCAGGCCGATCCTCAAACTTCTGCCAGATTTTAGTATGCTTAGACAGCCACTCTGTACTTCTAGTCCCAGACAGCATCCAGGCCACTTCGGCCGCAGCAATCCGAGGCAGGATCTTTCTGGTAGAAAATAGCTGATTGGACTTCAACTCAACCGTTTGATTAAGAAGCCTTCGGGTTTTAAGCCCAGTTCTTTGATTGGGTTCTTCAATCCCATCTACTAACACTCGAAACACTAAGTCCATGTAATTCATGAAGCCTCCGTCATGTTGGTTCCTTCACCTATCATAACTGCATACAAAGCGCAGTAATTAGCCAAATCTTTAAGCCTTTCACGTATAGGCTCAGACTCCAGCTGTCCCTTTTTTGCATGGCTCATAATTGCATTCCAATGCTTATCCATGTACACTGTCAGCACTTGCTCAGGCTTAATGCCAAGCTTAGCTGCAGTTGCTTTTATTTCAGAAAACGGCACGCCTTCTGGATTATAATCCGCACCTTTTTTTTCTAGAATTGCAAGACATTCAATAAAAAAGTCTTTAAGACTATTATCTCTTTCTACCATACTCATCTTGATTTCCCCCTTAGGCTTTGGTACGCATAGCTAAATACTCTGCGCATTTGTATTTTACTTAATCCATCTTCATATAACACTTGCATAAGCTTATCAGCAAGCACTTTCTTATACTGGCTAGACATGCGCTCGGCTTTAATAGCCGCTTTTTTGTCGTTCTTCATTAATCTCCCCTTTCCTGGAAAAGTACTGATATATGTTCTCAGGCGTCATACTTAACGCAATTGCCTTGCTCATAAGAAACTTGAGGTCATCAATAACTTCCATGCGCGCAGCTTCAAGGTCCAGCGGTTTGGTTGTTTTCTTCCAGTGTTTCCAATTAAGTTCCTCAATCAATTCCGCATTCTCCATAATCGCGCATAAGCTTAACTCCTTAAGCCATCGATTTACTTCCGCAGGCGGCATGTTTGGCGTCAAGCCAAACTGCCTAGCAAACTTTAATTGATCCTCATACATTTGGCCTAACCTATCTTGCCCAATCACAGGGACCCAAGTCTTACCTTTAATCATTTTACTTTCTTGTCTTTCCATCATCTTATCCCTTTCAAAGCCCCACGTTTAAATGCGCTCTTATACCACGAGAAATGCCGCTCGTTGAATTTACTTTCTGGGAAAAAACTTTTAACTTCTTTCAGCGTTTTCTCATAGCTATTCTTTGCCTCCGTCTTTAGTAAAGCCTTCATTAAGGCCGTTATACTTCCATACTTAGCTTTCTTAGTCATTACGCACGCCCCTTTCTCTTCATATAGACATGACTCCCAATAGTCACGGTTACCTTCATATCCTTCATCCAATACGGTTTTCCAAATCGATCAACGTTCTCCCAGTGCGTTGCCCCGCAGGTTATATCCTTCCCGCACGCCCTGTCATAAGCCGACTGCACCCAAGCCCTTCTTGCCATCTTCCACACCCAAGCCGGCTCCTTCTTAACGTGGGGAGCATGTTCCCCATATACCCCTTTCAAAGTCCCGCGATTGCGTATCGCATGGGCGCAGGCCAGCATCGCCCGATACTTTAGCTCCAGGTTTGCCCCGCCTTCCCCCGACACTTCCCCGATTATCGCGGCAATGGCTCTATCCGCAGGGATTTGCGTATCCGAAGCATAGGCCAAGGTGCATGAACTAAGCGTCACGGCTATTAACGTCACTATGGCAGGTTTATACATTGCTCACCTCCGGGATTGTGGTGAGGTATTGTCCTTTTCCAACTCCAAGTTCGCATTCTTCCCGATCAAAATGTGATCGGCAGACGTTAGCCCAGTAACCCCTGGAAGGAAGCTTGGCATCATAGCAAGCTTCGTGCGTTTCGCCAACTAAATGGCAGAGGTCGCATTTCGGAAGTGAAGCAACAAGTACAACGTTCTTAAGTTTTGGTTTGATCACGGTGTGTGGCATTTGCGAGCCTTTCGTTTATTTGTTTATTGTCTACTGATGTAATCTTCCGCTAACATTCTCGGAGTGATACGGTAAAAATGAAGCTGCGCCTCTAAGCTGTAAAGAAACGCAAACTCTCTAGCGTCTTTTTCCAACGCCTCAATTCTTTCTTCTCGTGTTATATCAACTTGTTGAATGTTTGTTCTACGATAAAGATTTGCTTGGTTCTCTTTTTCGTAGTGAAAAAAGAACTCGGACAAATTAACTTCTACCATGCGGTTTTGAATATGTTCAGGATTTGTTGTAGGGTATACCATTTTATTTTTCTCCCCAGCATTCGGTTTCGTATTGGATCTCTCTGTCTTTGGCTTGCTCTTCAACGGAGTCTGGTTGAAACAGGGAACAAATAAATTTCAATAAGCTTTTCATGTAAGTCTCCTTTTTAGCTCATAAGCATGCCGTTTATGAAGATCGCCTAGACTAAGCATTGCGTTAATCCAATAACGGTCATTCCCAAACGCTTTTAATATAGAGAAAGCCTCTGCGGCTTTGGAACGGACGGGGACGGCGATCATGTGCCGATTGTCCGTAGCTCGCAACCCACCAGTGAAGGCGTCCTTAGCCGCAGGGCTTTTGTTAATCTGATTTTTGTCTTGATTCTGGTCCATTGCTTTGCGAGCCTTTTGTGTTGGTGTTTCTCTTTATATAGTAACCACACCAATGTCAATAATTCTGCAAGCTGTTTTACATACAAAATCACACATATCATTTGTGTTTGAAAAAAACGCTTGTTGCCCAATTCCGTACGTTATTACCCAACTTTTAACTTGTTTCATTGCGAGCTCCTTTAGTTGTTTGTTTCGTTCCGCATTCGTTAATTAAAATATATCATGCTTTTGCAGAAAAGAACAGTATTATTTTAAAATAATTTAGGGGGCCAAAAAGTTCCAATTTTCATTTAGGCACGCAGAAAACAGCCTGCTGCCCGGGAGCGTTGCGCTTTAAGTAGTCCTTAAGCTGCGTCGACACCGCCTCGCAGGCCGTCCCGCCGACAAACTCCTGCGTGTGAACCGCGGTAACGTTCCCGCCGCTCGAGATAATAATTATAAACAAAATGTAAATCATATTTTTAACCTCCTATAAGAATCAAAGAGCTTCTCTATATATAGCGTCATCTCATCCCTATTCTGGCAAAAAACAATCTCAATGCCGTAGATCGCCCGAATTGTGTAAAGCTGCTTTACAATGCTTACTCCTGTTCTTTGGGATCTTGAATAGCCTTTAAGCACTTTGCTTAAGCTGCCTTCAACTATAATAATAATCTTAACTTTATCTGCTTCCGCCTTTCTTAACATATTCCGAAACCGCTCATATCCCTTTGAAAGGCTCCCAAACAAATCCGCAATCGATTTCCTCTCAAATATCACCGGCACCATGCTCTCATCGTCAAGCTCACACCCATAATCCCCAAACGGCAAACACGCCTTGGCCGAAGGCCAGGCAAACTCAAGGGGCCTTTGTTCGCGCGTATCAATTAGAATTTTCATACACCTTCCTCAGGATCAAATCCTTCTCTTTTAATACAGTTTATGACCGTGCCCAGATCAGAAGCAACTCTCTCCAGTCGATAGAGAAGTTCTTTTGAGGCCTTTAACTTCTTAAGCCGCTCTCTTTCCTTCTTAACTGCAAGCTGCGCCTCTACAATATTCATCATTCCTCCTCCTTCCAGTTAGCCCTAGGGGAGCTATCTATTAACCCTTTTTCATATGCCCATTCTAATACACTGAATTCTAAGGTTTTACTTGCCCTTGATTTACCGTTTTCCCATTTAGAAATTGTTACCTGTGAAACTCTAAGTTCATTCGCTAATTCAACTTGAGACATTCCTAAAGTTGCTCTCCATTCTACTAATAATTTTTCAAATTCTTTTGGTATTTTATTTGACATTAGTTTCTCCTTTCATTGAAAAACATTATATAGAGAAGAAAGTCTTTTGTACATACTTTTTATTAACGTTTATACTAAATAGTATGATTATAACTGCGTTTTAGTCGTAAACTATTGGTACATATAGCTTTAAGCCCTATAGTTGCGCAGATAGCATACACTAGCTATACTATTATCTTAGATTGATAAGCATATTTTTAATTTTTAATTAAGATATTAACTAAAATACTATGCCATGATAGGGCTTATTCGCGCAACTATCGTATCAAATTGCTATACGCACCAACGCTTTAAGTAGCCTTTTTGAGCAAAACGCAGTTATATTAAGAATATTGAGAATAATTATTATTAAAACTCATTTTATTTTAATCCTTGCCCAAAGTCATTTGCGCATTCATTTCCAGCATAGCAACTGCGGGGAAACTATTTCTCTTACTCTTTTCGCATTCTTGTTATACTTAAATCATGAAACGGAAACTAAGCGGAAAAAAACCAGGCAATCCAAATCCTTCACCTGCTACACGATTTAAACCGGGTAATAGATACCCAGGTCAAGGTAAAAGAAAAATTCCTAATTCGGAACTTATTAAATTTACAGCCCTTGTAATTGCTGAAACAATTAAAAAACTTCAAGCTCTTACAACTCCAGAATTAGAAAAAGTTTCTCGATCAAACGAAGTACCTTCTCTTGAACGCACTATTGCACGGGGAATGATAACAGATATTAGATCCGGTTCTCTTTATAACTTTGATAGGCTCTTAGCGCGATCAATTGGCAATGTACCTACTAAACAAGAAATTTCTGGATTAGATGGAGCGCCATTAGTACCGCCTCAAATTGTGATCCAGGAGGTAGAGCCTAATAGAGAAGAGGCTCCTAAGCCTAATGATAATCCAAGTACCGCCCAAGGTTAGAAAGGTTCTCTATAACGAAGAAGCCGACCGCAAGGCACTATACGGCGGAAGAGGCTCAACCAAGTCCTGGTCCGTCGCGGATTACCTGCTAACTCGAACCGCGTATGCTAAAAGACGGGTTTTATGTACCAGAGAAATTCAAGGCTCAATAAGAGATTCAGTTTACCGTTTGCTCTGCGACCGAATATATCATCATAAGCTCCAAAACGTTTACGACATTCAAAGGGACTGCATTTATGGGATATTTGGTTCAGAATTCCTATTTAAAGGCCTTAGGCAAAACATAAGCGAGATAAAGTCAACCGAAGGCGTTGATATTTGCTGGGTCGAAGAAGCTGAAAAGGTATCAAAAGACTCTTGGGATACTCTAATACCAACAATCAGAAAGCCAAAGTCAGAAATCATTCTGACATTCAACCCCGAAGATGAGAACTCAGACACCTACACCAGATTCGTTGAAAAAGACGGCAAGCCCGTTTCTCAGCCAGGGCTTGTCAGCGCCTTTGTCAACTGGTGGGACAACCCATGGTTCCCAGAAGTGCTGCGGCGGGAAATGCTCTGGTGCAAGCAAAACGACCCTGAAAAATACGACCATGTGTGGGGAGGGCGACCAAAGAAATACGGTCAAGCGGTTATCTTTAAGAATAAACTTCGGGTTGAAGAATTCGAACCAGCAGGCGAAGGCACTCAGTTCATGTTTGGCGCAGATTGGGGTTTTGGTGTTGACCCTTCTTGTTTGGTTCGTATGTTTATTCGGGATCGTAAATTATACATTGACCGGGAATTCTACGGGTACGGTATTGAGATTGACGATTTGCCTCGTTGTTTTGATGGCGTTGAACACTCTCGTAAGTTTACAATTCGTGGGGATTCTTCCCGTCCTGACACAATCTCTTACATGTCGAATCAAGGATTTAATTGCATCGGTGCAGAGAAAGGTCCAGGAAGCGTAGAAGATGGAATCGAATTCCTTAAAAACTTTGAAGCCATTATTGTTCATCCAAGTTGTACAGGTAGCGTGGGTGATTTCTCAAATTACCGTTGGAAGGTTGACAGAATTACAGATGAAGTTTTACCTATTCCTGTGGATAAGTCAAATCATGCTTGCGACGCTGCTCGTTATGCGCTCGAGCCGTATATGAAAGGAAACGTCAGTATCTACGACGTAATGTAACTATGGACAACCAAATCAAATTTTCCGTTGTTTTCCCCACCCGTGAAAGAATCTTTTTGCTCAAGCAACTCCTCAGTTCTCTCATCCAGAACACGTGCAACACCAAAGAAATTGAAGTTCTCATTGCCGTTGATTCCGACGATGTCATTACCCAGGAATACCTAAACACCTACCCGTTACCCTTCGTTCATATGCACGTTGTGGAACGCTCCCTCAATTTCTCTCGTGATTATTACTCTTACCTCGCATCCCAATCCAAAGGGCGTTGGATTATTACGGCAAATGACGACTGTGTTTTCGAAACTCCTGACTGGGACGTTCTTGCTTACGACGTTCTCAAAGACAAACCCAATGTTATTTACGGTTGGATCCAGGACGGCATTGACGGCTTCAGAGCCAAAGGTCACGGTAACTATTGCTGTTTCCCTCTCCAGGGACGTGCTGGTGTTGAAGCTTTGGGGGGAGTTTTCCCTGCTCGCATTCCAACTTGGGGTGCCGACATTTGGTGTAAGAACCTTTACGACGCAGTTGACTCGGTTGTTGAATTGCCCATTACGTTGCGACATTATTGCCATCACAACCAAACCCGTGAGCAAGACCACATCTCTAAGCGCATTATGGAGAACCAAGTTCCTTTCGACATGCGTCCGAACTATGAAGAAATCAACAAGCTGTTAGCCGCCCTTCGTAAGGAGGTTTCAAATGCGTGACATTATCTTCGATCCGCAAATGACCTCGTTCGACATGGCTTCCCTCGAGGCTTTGGTTGAGCAAAAACGTCCCAAGTGCGCCGTTGAGATTGGTTCTTGGAAGGGACTTTCTTCCAGCATCATTGCTCGGTACTCTGATCTTTTGTATTGTGTTGACACGTGGCAAGGTGCCCCGGACGAAGTTCACATGGTTAACGAAGCGAAGGAACGGTCAGTGTTGGAGGTTTTCCGAAGCAATATGAGCATCATGGGGTTGACCGAGAAGGTTCGTCCGATGCTTATGACCTCGGTTGAAGCGCAAAAGATCTTTGTTCCAGGGATCATTGATTTCATTTACATCGACGGGGATCACACCTACGAAGCTGTGATGGAAGACTTTAATTGGTTTGAACTATTAATGCCGGGAGCAATCATGGCTGGACACGACAACGACGAAGCTCACCCCGGAGTGCAAAGAGCGTTAAAAGAAAGCTTTGGGGAGCACTTCAAAGCTATGGATAAATCCTCGGTTTGGTTCATACAGAAGGCTCAATAAAAATGGCCACAAAGAAAACAAATTCAAAGCTTAAAGGTAAGGAAGTCAAGAACAATTCCATTGGTCCACTCACTAACCCGATGTCGGGTATTTTTGACACGTTCGGTTTGGGTGGAGGTGCTGCTGCTTCTTTGCCGTACGAGATTGCTAACAACAACTCTTACAACCTCATTTCTCTCCAGAGAGTCATGCTCACGTATGCGTATGTTCTCCATGGACCACTTCGCACGTTGGTGGATCAGCCTGTGTATGACGCTTTCCGTGGGGGCATTAAGATCAAGACTGACGAGGTTTCGCCTGAAGAAATCGAAGACCTTCACCGTGAAATGAAGAAACTCAAGGTCACCAAAAAGATTATCGAAGCCATGCGTTGGGACGGTTTGTTTGGTGGGGCTGGGATTATCATTAACACTAACCAGAATCCGGCATCTAAACTTGACATCGACCAGGTTAAAGACAATTCCCCCCTCGAGTTAATCGCAGCTGACCGTTGGGAACTTACCTGGAACGGTATTCCAACCTCGGAAAAAGCCACGTTCTCCTATTATACCAAAACAGTTCATCAGTCCCGTGTCGCCCGTATCGTTGGAGAAAATGCTCCTTCCTTGGTAAGACAGCGTTTACAAGGTTGGGGGATGTCCAAGATCGAATGCGTTATCCGTGAAATTTCCGCTTACTTTAAGAACAACAACGTTATTTTCGAACTCCTCGATGAAGCCAAGATCGACATTTGGAAAATCAAAGGTTTTAATTCTCAAGTTCTTTCCCAGTTAGCGCAAGGTAAAACGGCTAAGCGCATTCAAATGGCGACGTACATGAAGAACTTTTTGAACGCTATCACCCTTGACGCTGACGACGATTACCAACAAAAGACCATGACCTTCACAGGTCTAGCCGACATGCTTGAGCAAATTCGCATTGGAATTGCTGCTGCTGTTCGCATGCCCATGGCTAAGATCTTCGGGTTAGCTGCTAAAGGTTTCGCTTCCGGCGAGGACGACATCGAGAATTACAACGCTATCGTCGAGAACGAACGGGAAAAAGCCGAGGAAGTTTTGGAGTTAATCGTTCCAGTTATTATGATGAAGGTTTGGGGATTTGTTCCGGACGACTGGAAAGTGGAGTGGAAACCGCTTCGAGTGCTTTCGGCTGAACAGGAAGAAAACGTTAAGACCTCGAAGTTCGCCCGATACTCTTCACTTTTCTCCCAGGGAATTCTCAACCCGCAGGAATACTGCGAAGTGCTCAAGCAGGAAGGCATTCTTCAAATGGAAACCGAAGTTGCTAAGGGGGCTGAACCTGAACCCCCGATGATGGCACAAATGGACATGGGGGACGAGGGTGAAGGGGAAAACATTTCAGGGGCAAAGAAACCTAGTGGTGGGAAGAGTCCGACAAAGGAGAAAGAATAATGCGACGTCATGAGTTGCTTGCTGCTAAGAAGGATGAGCATCGGGAGTCACGGGTAATGTACGGTAAGACCGTAACCAAGGTTACTATAGACGGTAAAATCGATAGATACGAAGTAGATCAAAAAACCTTTAAGACCATTGAACAATTACAAGAGTACATACCTCAGTTAAAATGAAAACCCTTAAACCAATATACGACCGTGACGCTTACTCAGCCCCGATTGCAAAGGAGATTTACTACGCTTTGTATTTGGCTATCTTTGCTCCGCTTTTCCAGATCATGGAAGGCAAGCCGACGGTTGAGAATGCTTCGAGTCGTTACTTGGTTCAGGCTTTGCGCTCGGGAAAGTTACAATACGTCAACGGATTCTTCATTGGACAACTCAATTCAAACCTTTCAAAAGAACTTAGGGGCATTGGCGCAGTTTACAATAAAGTAAAAAAGGCCTATAAGCTGGAGACTGGCGACCTGCCCCAAGATGTACTGTTGGCAATCACAGAAGGTAACATCGAAGCAAAAGCAAAGTTAAGACAGGTCGAGGATTTCCTTAAAGCCGTTGAAGGGCAAAAGATTAAGGTGGGTGACCTTACTCCGCTCTTCGGGAAAACCTTACAGGGGTTGGATAAGCAATTCGAAACCACTACAAAGAAGGTCACGGGCAAAGAGTTAGGGATTCCTTTACGTCCAGAGTTGGTGGAAAAGCTTAAAGACGACTACACCGAAAACCTCGATCTTTACATCCAGAAATGGCACGATGAACAAATCCTGCGTTTAAGACAGAAAGTGTCTTCAAACGTACAGCAAGGTTTCCGAGCAGAGAACTTGATTCAGGATATCCAAGCGGAAAAGAAGGTATCCTACAATAAAGCGAAGTTCCTAGCCAAGCAAGAAACAAGCTTAATGGTTTCGAAGTACCGCCAAGTTCGTTACGAGGACGCCGGAGTTAATAAGTACATGTGGTCTACATCAAAGGATTCAAGGGTGCGTGATGCTCATCGCCACCTACAGGGGAGAATTTTCAGGTTCGATCAACCCCCCGTCACTGATCCTGCGACAGGTGCAAGAAACAATCCCGGCGAAGATTTTAACTGCCGCTGTGTAGCAATTCCCGTTTTATCAACCGTTAACATGTTGGAGTTTGATTATGCAGAAAAATGACAAACCGCTCAAGGTTCTAATTGCTTGTCCGACTTGTGGGATTGATCCTGACCCCGACCGTTGGCTAAGTTCGCTATTTAAGATTCTTAACGACGTTCGACGTAATGGATTCACGCACGCTATTTTTTGTCCGTACCGTCAGAATTGGTGGCCAGCTAACAACGAAATTTGGGACGTCGCTTTCGCTAACAAGTTCGATTACATCCTTCGGATTGACGACGACATTCACGGAGTTCCCGTTGACGGATTCACCAAGCTTCTGGAAGCTGACAAGGTTGTCATCGGTGCAGCCTATCCAAATCGCCGTTACCCGTACACCGTTCAAGCGATGCTAAGGAGGGATCCTTCCAGAAGTTTGATTGAGACCTTTGACAAGAACGAGCAGACGTTGGAGTCGGTTCAGTTCCACGGTTACACCGGGACGGATGTTCAGCAAGTTGACTTGATCGGGTTCGGTATGACACTTATTAAGGTAGCACCTTTTAAATACCTGGAACGCCCAATGTACAAAGGCGACGAGGTTTGCCCGGACGATTCTTACTTCGCTCAGATTTGTTTGGACAACAACATCCCCCAATACGTGCACTGGGGTGTAAGAATTAAACATGCGCACGTTACGTTTGCCAACTCCGGGCATCTGTTTAATGCTGACGTTCTTGAAAGAAATCCCGGACTTAACGAAAAGTCGGAAAATGTATTTTTAGCTGAACCGAATGAACCGAAAAGGGCAGTGGAAGAAAAACACCCCAATATTATGGGAAATGGGCAAAATGATCATACTAGTAATTTGTTTAAGGAGATAGAAAATGCGAAGACATGATTTGTTAGAAAGAAAGAATGGCATTGGTCATAGCTTTCCTACAAAAGAAAAAGCTGAATTTTATAAAGAGCAGTTAGAAAAAGAAGGGTATAAAGTTTCAATTCATCAAGAAGCTAATGGGTTTGTAGCTATTGTAGAAAGAGTACCAAAAGACTATGGAACTAAGTAAATGCAATTAAAAAACGCTAAAGACTGGCCAGAAGTTTATTCCTGCAAGTTCCTTGAAGCTGGGATTGTTTCCTATGAGGATTCCGGTGCTGGGATTGCTTTGCTCAAGAAAGAAACGATCGACAAGATGGCTCACACCTTCATCGGTCGTCCGGTTATCATTGATCATCAAAATGTTACACCGGAGAATTACGACAAAGTGGCCGTTGGCTACGTTATCAATGTCCGTTTTTCTCCAGAAGATGCGTGGTTCTACGCTGACTTTATTGTGACGGACGACAAAGCACGGGCTTTGATCGACGAAAAAGGCTATTCAGTTTCCTGCGCCTATAATGTTTTAGACGTAGCAGAGGGGGGTTTATGGCATGACATCAAGTTCGACGGAGAGATTACTGACGGTTCATTCACGCACTTAGCGTTAGTGAATTCTCCCAGGTATGAGGATTCTAAAATCACAAAGCAGTTACCAGCGATGCTGGTGAACGGAAAGGCTGCTCATTATCTAAACAATCAGAAGGAGTGTGGAATGTCAATTTTCAAATTGTTCAAGAAGTCGGAGAACAATAAGCAGGAGGAAGCCCCGATTCACGTCGCCCTAAACGATAAAGCCGTTCCCCTTGCTGACGTTCTTTTGTACTGCCTTAATGGCAAGAAGTTAGCGTTTGAAACTTATACTGCCAGCAATGACAAAGAAAAGTACGTTGCTCAGGATTCTGACATCGTTGACATGAACGGTAATTCTGTCAGCATCGGCGAACTCAAAGCTTGCTATCTTATGAAGTCAGAGAATGAAAAGAAAAACTCTGATGACGAAAAGAAAAAGGAAGAGGAAGCCAAGAACGCTAAGGAAGAGGAAGAAAAGGAAAAGATGGAAGCCGCAAAGAAGAATGAAAAAGAAGAAGAGGAAAAGAAAGCCAAGGAGGACGAAGAAAAAAAGAACGCTGCAGCTGAAGAAGAAAAAGCTAAGGAAGAAGAAAAAAAGAACTCCAAAGCTAAGTCCGATGCTTTCTTCCTTGAATTAAGTAATGCAAGCAAGAACTTCGACGCTCTGGAAAATGAATCTGGTTCGCCTGCTCCGAAAACACGTGCAGAACGGGCTGCTGAATTCCGAGCGAAAACCAATAAAAAAGCTTAACAATCGAAAACAAAACAGGAGGTTATAGAAATGCCTATTCAATTGAATCAGTTTAAGCTCACCAACCAACTCGGTGAGGTCATGAACCCGGCAGCAAACGTTATCGCTGTCCGTCTTTCCAGTACGTATACACCTGCGGGTGCAGCTGGTGACGTTGTTAAATTCAACGCTACCGAAGACGGTGATACGCCAGTTGTTAACCCTGCAATCTCAGGTGACGCTGGTCAGGGTGTTATTCTTTTCAACGCAAAGAAAGCTACGTACGCTGCTTTAGACGTTACCGAAATTGCTTTGGAAGGTACAATCGTTACAATGGCCGCTGCTGGTACACTCAGCCGTCGTCAGTTGGTTTCTTGGAACTCGGTCAGTAAATACGTTCAGGCAACTGCCACGAACCAGAATTATATCGGTATCACCCTGGATGAAGCTTCGGCTGCAGGTGACATTGTTCGTGTGTTGATTCGTCCGACACCTAACGCATTAGCATAATTTTAAAATCAAATCCTAAGGAGGAAATTAAAAATGAATTACAAAGGTATCGATCCGGACAAGTTTAAACACATGATGGAAGAAAAGTACAATACCAAGAAGTTCCGTGGTTTGGAACTTATGAACGCAAACGGTGACATTGCCACCTCTTCCCTTGCTTACCAGTACGCCACCGATCGTTTGACTTACATCCGTCAACGCATTGTGGAGCAGTCGTTCTACGAAGTTAACCCGTCAGAATACTTTGACGTTATCCCAGGTGAGGGTGCCTTCTCAGCCCAGATCATTACCCAGGCTTCCATTAAAACGGGTGCCAGTTTCAAATCTGGTAAGATCAACACCGCTGGTCACAACAGCAAATTAGCCACGGCTGATGCTGCAGTTACACCGTTCTACACCTACGTTCGTAACTGGGCGTTGGCAATCGAGTACAGCATCTTCGACGTTCAGCAAGCTTTGTTTACAGGTTCTTGGGATCCTGTTGAAGCTAAAGAACGTGCCCGTAAAATGGATTACGACCTCGGTATCCAAGAAATCGCATTCCTCGGGGATTCGGATGACTTGACCAATTTCCCTGGTCTTTACAGCCAATCCGGTGTTAATATCAACACCACCTTGATCACGGCTGGAACCGGAGAATTGAACGCTATGTCCGCAGCTAACTTCTCCACCTTCGTTGGTGCAGTCGTTGGAGCGTTCTTGTCAAACTGTAACCAAACCCGTTTCCCGAATACGTTCATTATTCCTCAGGACGTATACGCTGGTTTGGCTGTTCCAGTTTCTTCGACCTACCCGAACATCAGCATGTTGAGCTACTTGAAACAAGCTTTTGACATGATCATCCCGGGTGGGAATTTCCGCATCCTTCCTTCTGCTTACGGTATGGCAACATACAACGCAGCAGCAGGGGTTAACAAGTCACGTTACATCTTGATGCGTCGTGACATTGATACCTTGTTCCAAGAACTCCCGGTTGAGTATCAAACAACCGCTGTCGGGACGTTGAATAACTTCAACTTCCAGAACGTCGCCTACGCTCAATACGCAGGCGTTACGGTTCTTAAACCATTGGAAATTCTCTACATTGATAAAACATAATCAATAGAGAAATGGGGAGGGTAGTTTTCTAGCGACTTCTACCCTCTCCTTCCTAAAAACAAAAAGGAGTTAACGATGTATAGAATCACCAATAGTTCCAACCGTTCCTTTATCGTTAGGGCGGAAGATGTAATCAAAGGTGCCTCAGCAGGGCATAAAAAAGAAGAAAAAATCATTGAACCCGGTAAAGGTATCGTTGAAGTCTCCGATAAGCTCGGTAAGAACCTTGTGGGTTACGCAGGAATAACCGTCGTAGAAATTGTCGAAGAGAAGAAAACAAAAGGAAAATAAAATGAGTTGGACACTGCCAACCGTAGCTGAATTTAAAACTCAATTTTACCGAGACTTTCCTTACGCTCCAGATAGCGATCCGAGTAACTTGGATTACGTAATTGACCTAGACATTACTAACGCAATTAACGAGGCTTTCAACAACTTTAACTACGCCTTGTTTGGTGACTTAGCTGCCAAGATATTCCTTTACTTAGCCGCTCATACCTTGGTTTTGAATATTCGTAATTCGTCAATGGGGCTTTCTTCTTTGGCAAAGTTTGCTTTGGATTCTAGTTCGGTTGGTGGTGTTTCGATTTCAAACAACATCAACGATAAGTTTGCAGGGGATCCGATGTTTTCTGGATACCTAACAACGGGGTACGGAAAAAAGTACCTCGACCTTGTTTACCCGTTCACAGTCGGAAATGTCGGAATGAGTTGTGGGTGGACTACCGCAGCCTAAGGAGTTGAATGAGTTCCAAGGTTACCAAAATCGGAAATTCAGGATCGGTTAAATTAGACTTAACCAACCTGAAGTCTTTGATTAAAAACATCAACTCTCAGTACGTGGTCAAGGTAGGAATCCTTGGGGGAGACGCTTCCCAAGCGCATCAAAGAAAAGAGACGGGTGCTCCGGCTAAGGGTGGCGGTCATAAAAAAGGCAAAAACGATTCCCCCACAACCAACGCCGAAATAGGCTTGGCGCATGAAAAAGGGATTAAGTCCAAAAACCTACCCCGACGTTCTTGGTTAGAAGTTCCTCTCCAGGATCACCTGAACGAGTATTTTAAGAAACTTGGTCCAGAAGTTATTTCTGATATGTTAGTTAATCAACCCAAGTTAGCTTTTCAGAATTTAGGGTTTGTTTGTGAGCAAATTATTCTCAAGGGGTTCGAGACTAATGGTTTCGGGAAATGGAAGGCTCTTAAACAGTCTACCATTAATGCTAAAGGTTCGGATCGGATTCTCGTTGACACAGCACAACTTAAAAAATCCATAACTTCTGAGGTAGTGACCAAGTGATTAAGAACGGTAAAGATAAAGCTTTTGGACAATCTTCTGCAGGCTTACCCGACGTTTCTCCTGCCGTGATGAACCTGTTTCAACCTGTGACCGTGGGCATTATTAAAGCCACACAGGTGGGGGGTTACACTCAAACTATTGTTACCGAACGGATCCGGACAAAGGGCGTTCGTATCCAAAACCCCAATCAACTGGTAATGTCAAAGACGGGGGAAAGAATTTGGGACTCGGTCGAAATCTACTTTTTGAACGATATTAACCTAGCCGCCGACGATCTTTTTATCTTCCAGGGAATTCAGTATCGAGTAGTTGCGACCGAAGAATGGACCGAGTATGGTTACAATCGTTATTCAGTTGTCCAGGATTACACTAAAATTTATAACCCGTTACCAAATGTCCTATGATTAAATCCGACGGTATACCTCAAACTTCTCTTGACCTTTTGCGTTTGATTTTAATTAATCAAATGGGGTTGGAAGGCGACCGAGTCAATGTCTACGACGAAAAGTGGAAGATCCCTGCTTATGAGGATTTGTTCATTACCCTTGAATACCGTAACGCACGTTGTATTTCTAATCGTAATACCTTTGTTTCTACGGGCGGTGACCCCATTGAAGAGCAGGACGTTAACATGCTGGAAAACATTACGGTGGGAGTTTTCTCCAGGGATCGTTCTGCAACGCAACGCAAAGAAGAAGTTTTGATGGCAATCATGTCTCAGTATGCTCAATTTATCCAGGAGTCTTATGCATTCAAAATAGCGAGAGTGGGTTCTATCGATGATCTTTCAAGCTTAGAGGGTGCCGCAATGCTGAAAAGATACGACGTTAACTTAACCGTCTTTGCTTGGTACCAGAAAATTATTACACCCCGATATATTTCACCACCTTTCTTAGTTCGTGTAACAGCGAACGATTCGGGTAATGGGAAAATGACAAATCAATTTACGCAGATATTAACTCAACCAACATAAAGGAGTACGATGAATGTCTACACTTCCGTTGTCTAATGTAATTTCCGTGAACGTCTTCTTCCCACCTACGGGAGTCGGGGCGTTTAATGTAAACAACTTAGCTTTGTTTACTTCTGATGCTTTTTTAAGTAATCCTGATAACGACGCCTATCGGGTTTACACTTCCGCTCAGCAGGTAGGGGTTGATTTCGGAACCACGACTGAAACCTACGAACAAGCCGTTGCAGTTTTCTCCCAGCAACCGAATATCTTAGCTGGTGGTGGTACGTTGATCATCTTCCCAAGCTTTGTTAATAGCGCAATCAACGCAGTTAGCATTGCAGCAGGTGGTACGGGATACGTGGTCGGGGATGTTCTTAACGTGGTTCAGGGGGTTGCTTACGGTGGTGTGGTTCGTGTATCGAGCGTTTATGCAGGGGCGGTCACGGGAGTTACCGTGGTTTCGGGCGGTGCAGGGTATTCTGCAGCAGTCGGTTTAACTACCACTGGCGGTACGGGTAGTGGATGCACCATTACTATCTCGACAGTTACCACTGAAACTTTAACGCAAGCTGTCGCTCGTGTGTCAGAAATGGTCTTCTTCTGCGGTATCATTTCCACGTCGTATGGTGCTAATTCAACCTGGGCAGCGTTGGCAACGGCGATTCAATCTTACGGTAATAAGCTTTTGTTCTTACCTTCGAACGCTTTGACCGATATCCCTGGAGTTTTCACTACGATTAAAAATGCAACGAATTACTACACACGTTGTTTGTATTACTCTGGTACGGCTTTGCAAGGTCGTTTGTTCGCAGCTTCTTATGCGGCTAGACTCTTGTCCGTGGACTTTACGGGTTCCTTCACAGCCATCACAATGAACCTGAAACAACTTTCGGGTGTCACAGCTGACGCAGGGATCAATACAACTGTTGCAGCGTTGTGCGTGACGGCAGGGGTTGACGTGTACGCTTCTTACGCCAACGTTCCAGCAACCATCTCAAACGGAGCAAACAAATACGCTGATCAAGTTTTCAACCTTATCTGGTTCGTTCTCGCTCTCCAGGTAGCTGGGTATAACGCTTTAGCTACTTTGTCAACTAAGATTCCTCAGACAGATAGCGGTATGAATCTTTACAAAGGTGCTTTAAAACAAATCTGTGAGCAAGCAGTAGCCAACGGTTACTTGGCTCCCGGGACTTGGACAGCGGTTGATACCTTCGGGAATCAGGCTGACTTCCTTAATAACATCCTTTCCAAAGGTTACTATATCTACTCTGCTCCGATCAATCTACAAACCGTTGCAGCAAGAGCAGCACGTCAAGCACCACTCGTTCAGATTGCAGTTAAAGAAGCCGGAGCAATCCAGTCCAGCGTCATCAACGTATATGTTAATCCGTAATTCTAAAGAAGGAGAAAATAATGTCAATTGTAGCATTAACTGGAAAAGACACTATCACGATCAATGGTCGTAATCTTAACGACTTTGCGGATGGTGTGGTTGCAGAAATTACATTCCCAAATGACCTAGTGCAAATGAAAACGGGGAAAAATGGTAATACGCTTTACGGTTTGAACAACACAGGAAGACAAAGCGAAGTTAATTTGAGAGTCATTCTTGGTTCATCGGACGACATCTTTTTTAACAATCTACTCCTGAATATGCAGAGCAACTTTGCAGGCTTTGCCTTGATGGTCGGTACTTTCGTTAAAAACGTTGGGGACGGTGCTGGAAATGTGAAGCCCGTAACCTATGTTATGTCGGGTGGGGTTTTAAAACGTCCGGTCAGTGCAATGGAGAACTCTGACGGTGACACGAATCAGTCAGTTTCCGAATGGCACTTAATGTTTAGCAACGCTCCTAGAGCGATAGGTTAAGCCCATGGAACCACTTAAAAAGACACTCGAGTCCGGAGTGGAACTGACAGTCAGTTTGGCTTCTTTTCCAGAAGGACACCGCTTGTTTAAAGCGGTAACAAAAGAATTACAAAGTGTCGACTTGGCTGAGGACACCGTTCAAAAACTGTCCATGCAGTTAGTTTCCAGTGACGCAATCGAACAAGCTTTGTGGCCTTGCATGGCACGGGCGACGTATAACGGTTTAAAAGTTAACCAAGAATTATTTGAAAATGCAGAAGCTAGATGTGACTTTCTGGAAGTCATGAAGGAGGTGCTGGCTTATAACCTCGTCCCTTTCTCAAAAAACCTAGGTTCATTGTCAACGGCCATATTCCGAAAAGATACAGATATCCTAACGTAAGTATAAACGTTGACGATTCAGTAATTATTGTTCTTAGGTTAAGTAAACACGGATATGGTAGTATTAAAGAATTAATGGAAATGTCTTCGGAGTGGATTTTAGCAGCACTGGAGTATGACAACTTTGTTAACGAGTTAGAAAGTGCTTTTGTAGAACTGAATAAGGACGCTCGATGAAAATAGCTGAATTGTTTGCAGAAGTTGGTTTTAAGTTTGACTCCATTAAGTTGAGAGAGGTTACTAAGTTGCTAGGTAATCTTAATCTTTCTTCCGTGGTGGGAGCGACTTCACTAGCTACCCTAGGAAAGGGGATTGCTTCTATTATGGATCAAGCAAGTAAGGCTTCCGTAGCGTTACTCAATCTAAGAGAAGCCACGGGTTTAGATCCCCTTAGACTCCACCAACTGGATGTTTACTTCCAGAAGTTTGGAGCCAGTGCGGGAGAAGCCCAACAAGCAATTTACAATTTAAACAAGTTACGTCTCGAAGTTCTACAGGGTAGAGGTGACGCTCAACCGTTCATTATGACAGGGTTGTCTCCTACAACCGACACCCTTAAGCTACTGGATCAAATTCATGAAAAGTTTAGTGATACGTCCTTCTTGAAAAACTGGGCAGGATCTTTTGCTCAGGGTGCTCAGTCTCTTCAAGAAATGCGTGCTGCCTGGAAAGACATGATTGCAAGTCAGTTCGGTTTTACTTCAAGTATGTTACGGGGTTTAGATCAATCTAATGAAAAATGGAAAGATCAATTAAAGATATTGGGTTTGAATCTGGAAGAAGTAAAAGCAAACGCTGAGGTGCATGAAAAATGGGTTGGTGCCATGAATGACCTCAATCTTGAGACACAGAAATTAGTTACCAACTTAACTCCGATTGCTATTGAGGTTTTAAAAATTGTAGAAGCTACCACACGTTGGGTAGACAATACAAAAATTTTAGAGAACTTGTTGAAACGAGGAGTTACCAACGTTAAAGCTTACGGGTACATGGCGCACGAGGTTGGGAACAAAGGGAGTCAGTTTATAAAAGATATAATCCCTAACCTCAGAGGGATGCTGTTACCAAGCGTAGATCGTCAAATGAAACAAACAAACAATGTTACGGTGCACGTCAATGCTAACAATCCCGAAGAGTTTGTAACTAAATTTGATTCAGTATTTAAAAAATATCTTTCTAACGCTGACATTCAATTCGGACAACAACGATGAGCCTAAATTTAAACTTTGCTTCAAAGAAACCTAACTTAGTTCAGAATGCAGCCAATCTCCTTTCTTCAGTTGTTAACCAGGCTATCGTTAGACCTCTTGGAATGCCGAACGTCATTGGTGTTTCTGGATTCGTAATGGACATTCTGGAGGATGAAGAAATAAGTTTAGATTCGGACATTACTGATCATTACGTTGAACAGAACTACGCTATTCAAGATCACATAGCTTTGAAACCCGTGCGGTTTTCCCTCAAAGGATTAGTGGGAGAACAGGTAGACTCTTTACCCAATTCGCTCGCTACTATCTTTACCCAGGTAACAGGGCTGTCTACGTTAGGGGGACTGACTCCGCAGTTTAACGTTCAGGATGCTCAATTCTACGCAAAGGTGAATGACGTAGTTCAGCTTGGAACTAACGTTTTGAAACAGGTTAAGAATGTCTTTCAACTTTTCAATCAGTCTTCCACAACCACCAACAAACAACAAACGGTGTACCAATTCTTCTACAACATGTGGAAGACTCGACAACTTTGTTCGGTAGAAACTCCTTTTGCGGTATTTGAAAACATGGCTATTGAGTCCGTCCGGGCATTCCAATCTGGTGACACGGACATGATTAGTGAATTCGTGGTTACTTTTAAACAGATTCAAACCGTTTCAACCGTAGTTTTTTCGGGTAACGTGGGATCGATGGTTTCACAAAACCTCGGATCAATTTCTAACCTACCCCGTGAACCCGGAGGACGTTTTGAGCAGATGGTTTCTTCTCCAGTAAGCTTGGGAACCGATCCGGGTAAAGCTAATGACGTAAACGGTAACTTGATTTCCGTAGCAAATACTTCTCAAAACCTATATGTTCAACAAGCTGGTGCACCGAATGAGTATTAATCTATGAAACAGATAACCTCTTTAACGAATGATGCAAATCAGATTTTAGCTGTCATCCTGGACGATGGAACAAAGGTTAGTATTAATTTAACCTATTGTCCGAATCAATTGGGGTGGTTTTATTCTTTAACTTACGGGGAGTTTTCGGTGAACAATCGGAGAGTGGTTAATTCCCCAAATATGTTAAGACAATTCAGAACCTTTATTCCTTTCGGTTTAGCTTGTTTAGTCGTTGATGGGTATGAGCCGATTTACCAAAGTGACTTTGTGGACGGAAGGGCTTCGTTGTATATTCTGAATGCTGAGGATTTAGTAGAAACTGAAACTCTGATTACCGTAACGTTACCGAACTTTGTCGGGTATCCTTTAAACTAATGACACTTATAACTAGTACCAATAAATTCCAAAGAACTTACACAATGCAAATCCAAGGCATTGATGGTACTATTTATAATGTGGGTTCGGAAAATGGTGGTTCTCTTTTGACCTTAGAGTTTTCCGTTAAACGTGACGTGTTAGCTTCGGCTCAATCGGGAACTTTCCGCATTCGAAATCTTAACCCCAGTGTTCGATCCCAGATCTATAAAGACTGGTTTGACACCGGAAGGTTACCAACGGTGATCGTTAAAGCTGGATACCTCGGGACGCCTTTGTCCACTATTTTCAACGGGATTGCTTTGTCGATAACCTCGTATCGTGAAGAAGGTGGAACGGACTTTATTACCGAAATCGAAGGGCAAGATTACTCTTTGGTAATGTCCAATAGCTTTTCGAACTGGACAATTGGGGACAACAACAACCCTGTAAATCAGGAAGACGTGATTAATCGTTTGATTGGAGATCTCAAACTTACTGCCCAGAAGTACGGTAAGACTCTCGCTACGGGAATAGTGGGGGGTTTTCTTGCAAACCGTTACACGTATACGGCTAACGATTACACCTGGAATTTGTTGCAAGTTGAGACCAATCGCCTTTCATACATTGACAATGGTAAAATTTATTGCCTCCCAAACAACTATGTTTTTGAAGGCGACGTTAACTTAGTTTCTTCCGAGACGGGTTTGTTGGGAAGTCCTCGTAGATACCAGAGCAATTTGATTGCAGAAATGATCTTTGAACCGTCAATTATTCCTGGACAACAAATTTACTTAGACACCAATCTTGACAAATCGTTTAATAGTTCTAAGAACGGAACCTATAAAGTTACGGGCGTGCAGCATGCGGGAGTTATCTCTTCAGCTGTGAGCGGTAAATGTAAAACCTTAATAACCATGCAAATTATAGGGACTCCGTTTGTAGCGAGTTTTGGTTTATGACAGAAAATACTTCAAACAATAGGTACATAGTTCCCGACCTAGCTGAGTTTCTTTCCAGAAGAATGGACGATATTTCAGCTAGGATCAATTGCTTAACTATGGGTACAATCATTTCTTTTAATGCCACAAACCAAACTGCGGTCGTATCTGTCAATTTTCAAAAAGTGATTAAAGGCGTTAATCCTACTGACAATATTGGTGAAGTTTCGGACATGGTTGTGAATTATCCCACACTGGTGAATGTACCCGTAGCATTTATGAACGGTGGAGGAGGTTATTTAACTTTCCCGATTATTCCAGGTGACTCATGTATTCTTCTTTTCTGTGACCGAGACATGGACATTTGGTTTGCAACGGGGCAAGTAACCCCTCCGAATTCTGAAAGATTGCATGACATTAATGACGCTGTTGCTTTAATTGGAATCCGTAATTTACAGCAATCTCTAAGTGGATATTCTACTACGAAAGTTCAATTGAACTTTCCTACGGGGTTGGTAACGGTAACCGACCTAACTGGAGAAAGACTAAATCAGGCGGGATTCCTCCAACCGTACGCTGGTTCCAGTGCACCTTCGGGTTGGTTATTATGCTACGGTCAAGCCATCAGCCGTACCACTTACGCTACTCTGTTTGCTGTGATCGGGACTACGTACGGTTCAGGGGACGGTTCCACAACCTTTAATGTACCCGATTTACGTGGTAGAACTGTTGCAGGGTTGGATAACATGGGCGGTTCGAACGCAAATGTTTTGACCAATACTTACAACCCGAACCGTAACACTCTGGGAGGAAATACTGGAGAAGAAGCTCATCAGCTTTCTATTCCAGAAATGCCAGAACATGACCATCCGGGCAGTACTGCTAATACTCGGAATGATAGTTCAGCTGCTGGTGCTGCTGATGCGGCGGTTCAAGCTCAATTAATTAATAGTCTTATAAATGTTACCGTAGCTCCTCAGGGTAGTGACACACCTCACCAGAACGTTCAACCTACAAAGATGGTTAATTGGATTATAAAAATATGATCATTAGAGCCTTAGACATAAATCACGATTGGACATTTGGTAAAGGTAAAGAGAATTACCTCTCAGGGCAGTTAGCAATTGCTGAAAATATCCAAACTCGGATATTGTCTTTTTTCGGTAATTGTTTTTTCGACATGTCGGCAGGGATTAATTGGTTCACACTTTTAGGGATACCGAATAGTGAACAGCAAATCATGCTGAATGTGCGAGCAGTAATCCTTCAGTCTTACGGAGTTGTGAGCGTAAATAGCATCAGCTTAAACTTGGTTAATTCAAATCGCAGAGCAACTTTGACTTACAGTATAAACACAATCTACACTCAAAATTATACTCAAACCTTACAGGTGGTACAAGATGTCTAATCAGATAACAGCAGCAGGGATTCAAATCGAAACTTTCGAACAAATCGTATCGAATATCATTAATGGGACTTCCGATACCCCTGGTTTGATTCAGATTTACGGAGCCGATATTAATGTGGCTTCAAATTCCCCGGACGGGCAAGCGGTCAACATTTACGCTCTTTCAAAAATGGACATTTTGAATCTCTGCGTAGCTATCTACAATTCCATGGATCCTGATCAAGCTGTGGGGGTGTCCTTAGACCGCATTGCTCAAATTTCGGGGTTGACACGTAAACCTGGAACTTACACACAGGTAGACATTGACGTGGTAACCAACCAAAGCGTTAACCTAAATGGACTGGATACTTCCACCCCGTTTACTATCCAGGATTCCAACGGTAATTTATTCTACCTTATTACCTCAGCTTCTCTTTCTTCTGGAACCACTAGCCTCAGTTTTCAATCTGCAGCAATCGGCTTTATCCAGGTATTAGCAAATACCTTAACAACTGCGGTAACGATCGTAGCAGGGGTAGTGAGTGTAAACAATCCAGCAGTTCCTACGCAGGTGGGTACGAATCAAGAGACCGACGCTAATTTCAGATTACGTCGACAAGCCTCCACTGCTTTCCCAGCACAGAGTTCTTTGAAGGCTCTTTTCTCAGGATTAAATTCTCTGGTAGGGGTAACCGAAGCGGTCGTATACGAGAACACTACCAACGCAGTTGACGCTGACGGGATCCCTGCGCACGGCATTTGGGTGGTAATGGACGGGGGAACAAACGCTGAAATCGGGGAAACCATTTATACTTATCGAAACTTGGGTATCCCGATGAAAGGGGCTGAGACTTACGTAGTGACTCAGATAGACAGTTCTACAATTACCATGCAATACGACAACGTGGTAAATGAAGACCTATACCTCGAAGCTACCTTGGTATCTTTGACAGGTTCAGCTATCGATCGTACCGCTATCAAAGCGGCTTTAGTAACGAATTATGTTTTAGGTATCTATGATACAGCTGACGTTTCAACTCTGAATCAGCAAATTCGTGCTATAAATCCTGACGTAGTTTGTTCTGGTTTAGGGGTTTCCGATGACGGGATTGCTTGGGTAAATCTTTTAAGTCCTTCATCCAAACAGAATAAATTTGTTCTATCAACCGCTAGAATAACCTTGAGCTAAGTCTATGACCTTAAGTGAAGCTTTAGATTACTACGCAAACCAGTTAATAATTCAGTACGCTAAACTACCAAAAGCAGAAGATACGATAAAGTGCTTGGTAAACAACGCCGTGTGCGATGGATTGGTTTTTTCTCTCCAGGACGCTTTTAACTTAGATACGGCTTCTGGAGAACAACTCACTATTCTTGGAAGAATTGTGGGAGTCCCTAGAGAAATCTTTGGTTTAGACTTGACACACGAGTTTTTCAACTTTACCAGGTATTCTGGAGTTCCTGCTAGTTTTGGATTCAATCGATTCAGTACTCCAAACGATACGTATTATATTTCAAGATGGCAAACCACAGCTTCTTATACGACAACTGATTTTGAGTTACTAGCCTTAATTAAAATTAAAATTATCGCTAACAATAATTATACCTCTTTAAAAACAATTAAAGAAGCTTTGTACGAAATTTTTGAAGGAGCAATTGACGTGGTAGATAATTTAGATTATACCATAACTTACAATCTTCAAAATCCGTATCACAACGTGGGAACTATCTGTGACTTTTTAGACAACATACTACCGAAACCGATGGGCGTAGGTATCAATATTATCAATGTATAGGAGACTTGAATGGCAAAACTAACCAGGAAAACCTTACTACAATTTGGTAGCACAGTAAATGCTGGGTCAGAAATTGGTCAGTTTGGTTCTTACGCTGCCCCAATTTACACTGCTGACATTGCTACCCTCCAAGCAGGTACTGCGTGGCCACGAGGGTGGGCGGCTGAAACTGTTGCAACAAATCGACCGTTCCTTGAAGACATGAACGCCATTGACTATGTGTACGGTTACATGCTTTCTTACATTTTGCAAATGGGCATCCCTGAGTATGATTCAGCAACGACCTATTATATTGACAGCTTTGTGCAGGTAGCTGGACAAATCTATCAATCCTTGGCCGACAACAATACCGGGAATACTCCTTCTTCTTCTCCAGCAAGTTGGCAACCTGGAATCGGATCTAAGAATACTGAAACCGCTGGTGTGGTTAAAATGTTTGCTGGATCAATTGCTCCTACGGGTTACTTGATATGTAACGGTGCCGCAGTTAGTAGAGCTACGTATGCGGCGTTGTTTGCTATTTGTGGTACAACTTACGGGGCTGGAGACGGTGCAACAACTTTCAATATTCCCGACTTGAGAGGGAATGTAGCAGTAGGGTATAAGGCGTCTGATTCTGATTTTGGTACGTTGGGCGCGAACCCTGGTGCAAAGACACATACTTTGATTACTGCAGAAATGCCAGCACACAGTCACTCTACCTGGTATGCTCATAACTCTGGAAGCGGTAGTGAATCTCCGGCAGGTGGTAGTAATACCAATAGACAAGACGCTTCTACTTCAACCGAAGGTGGTGGAGGAGCACACAATAATATCCAACCTTCATTGGTTCTTAATTACATCATCAAAACTTAAGGATCTTATATGCAGAATGATTGTGAAGTAGCTATCGATATCGTAAGAGGAACAGATTTTTATTTACCAATTATTTATATGGTAAGTGTAGAATCGATCGGACTAAAATACCCAGTTAATATTACTGGGTACAGCGTGCAAATGCAGGTAAGACCAACGGTGGGTTCTACGGGTACACCACTAGTGAATATCTCTACGGCACTGGGTACAATTTTAATCGATGGACCAAGTGGAAAAATAGAATTACTAATCCCCAAAAGCGTAACCACTACTCTTCCAGTAGGAAGCTGGAGTTATGATGTTTTAGTAACAAACGTAAGTGGGTGGACAGAACAAATTATCTTTGGGACGGCTAATGTTATTGAAAGGACTACTAAATGAATCCAGGAATAGTGCTACTACAACAGCAGAAAGTAATTGAGGCACTATCTCAATTCCCTATTTTACCCCAGTATCGAAACTTCTCGATTGTCGCTACTTCAGACGGACAAACGGATTTTGAACTTGACGACTACCCGGTATTGACGGGGATTATTTCCGTGAATATAAATGGGATAGCTCAGGATCCTTTAAACGGGGATTATACTATTTTGGACAGTACCCTGACTGTAAGCCCTGGAAGAGACATCGGAGACAAGGTGGCTGGTTTTTATCAAGTCATGACTCCGGTGGTGGGGGCTAATGTTCTTAATTTTGCCTCGTATTATGAGTTGGTCGGCACAGCTGACAAGACCGTGTTCACGCTTTCTTTCCAGCCTAACCCTATTGTATATGTAGCAGTGAACGGAGTCGTACAAGACAACTTAGACTATACAATAAACGGTTACACATTGACCTTGAACGTAGGATTAGATATAAACGATAAACTATATGTAGTCGGAATTAACAGCTAAGGAGAAACAAATGAAAAAATGGTTTTTAAGTTTACTTGCAATCCTACTTTCGTCGTCTTTAGCTTTTGCTGATACGAAAGTCCCGGCCAAGGACGTTACAGTTAATACGTCTACTTTCGGAGACAACATACCTGTCGACGCAAACACGGTTCAAAAGGCTCTTCAGGCTGTCAACGATGCCACCTTTGGTGGTACCCCAGCAGGTTCTACTGGGCAGTTTCAGTATAATAACGGAGGGATCTTTGCTGCCGGTAACATGCTTTACACGGACGGCACAAACATCGGGATTGGTAATGCTTCTCCTACCCAGAAACTGGACGTTACTGGAACTGTAAAAGCCACCACGTTCAGTGGTAGTGGTTCAGGGTTAACAGGTATTCCATTAAGTGGTGCGGTTACTGGTAATCTTCCCGTGGGTAATTTAAACAGCGGTACTTCCGCAAGTTCTTCAACTTTCTGGAGGGGGGATGGGACGTGGGCTGCACCTACAAGTAGCGGCGGAGCTATTGCTACGTATACGGTATGTGCCTCTAATAAAACCGCTACGTATAAGTGCGATTATACGGCGGACGGAACTGCGGATCAGGTAGAGATTAATGCTGCTATAGTTGCAGCTAATGCTCTTACGTACGGAGGAAAAGTATTTTTAACTGAAGGAAGTTTTAATATTTCTCAAAGTATAAAACCACTACCTAATGTGTGGGTTCAAGGCTCAGGTATGTTAGGTCAAACAACGTTGTTTGGTCTACAATCGCTAAATAATACGGGTATCTTTCAAAATTGGGATGGAACTGCTGGTTCTCCAACAAATAATATCCGTATAAGCGATATGAAAATGGTAGGAACCGATATGCGAAATGCTACGTATGGGGTATCTCAAAAAGGAATAAGTATAATTTATTTAAACAATAGTAAAATTGATCATACTTGGATATATGATACTCCAGCTACGTGCTTAGCAACCGATCACGCTACTCGAACAGTTATTGACAATAATATTGTTGAAAGTTGTGGTAGTGCTGCTAGATCGATTGGCGGTCACGGTGTACCGCTGGGAAGTAATGGTATCGGATTTGGAACGAACGGTACTGGCATAGATGAAAATGTTATTATAACAAATAACCAGGCTGTAAATGTCTTATACGATGCAGGAATTCTTTTAGAAGAACAAACGGGATCTACTTCTCCGAATTATAATTTTGTTATTGCTAATAATACCACTTCAGGTTGTTTTGATGGCATTCGTATTAGTGGGACTTCCGGAGTAATTATTGCAAATAACACCGCAGTTAATAATAGTAATGATGGAATAGTAGTTACTACGGGCACCTTTGTTAATCTTACGGTAAATGATTTCACAGTTACAGGAAACATAGTATTAAATAATACCCTTAATGGTGTTGAATTCCGTGGGTATTCAACAGATACAAATTCTCGAATAATCTTTACTAATAACATTGTGAGGAATAACGGAGGCTACGGTGTTAGAACAATGTTCAATCGATCCCTCATCAGTGGAAATATTATTTCAGCCAACGGGTTAGAAGGCATCTACGCAGATTTAACCATTCTTCGGAACGTGGATAATGTAAATATTTCCAATAATACCATTACCAACAATGGTACATTAGGAACAGCAGGAAGAAATGACGGGATTAATATCGTTATACCTGCTGGTAAAGCTATAAATGCTTTACAGATTAAGAGCAATATCATCACCGATACTCAAACCACCCCTACTCAAAGATATGGTATTACTATTGACAACGCAGGATTACTATCTAACTTTGCTATGGATAATAATTACTTAGCAGACAACAGTACAGGGGAGACTAATTTTACAAAGGTTCCTTTAGATCGAGTTATCTTAGCTGGCGGAGAAGGTATCTCTACTCTTGCTGGAGGGCTAAACGTTCCTACAACTGCGGATATTCAATCAGGGGGTTCAAGAATAAATTACAATTTAATTGGCTACGGTACAGGAACCGCTTACACACTTACTAACGCTTCAGCATTTGTTGACATGGGTACCAGTGACCCCACCATGGTAATCGATAAAGCTGGAACATACACCCTTTCAGGGAGTGCTCAACTAAAGTATAATGCGGTTACTTACGCGGCTGATCAGACAGCAAACTGTGTACTTTATCGTACCAACAATACCGCAGGAGCAGTTCCCTTAGCTACAAGTACTGTTAACCTAAGAATTATTGCTTCACCTATTACCGATAATGCTGGCACTATTACCTTACCCCCTGTTCTATACACCACAACAAATACAAGTGATCAAGTTCAGTTATGGTGTTCAGTATCAGCTACTCCAGGAGCAGGTAGTGTACAGGTTATTTCCGCTTGGGTAAGAGCACATAGAGAATTCTAAAAACTTATAAAAATATAAAGGAGATTATGCAATGAAAAAATTAATATTACTACTACTACTAATCTTTGGGTTCTGCAGTAACGCTTTTGCTACAAAATTCATGTACAATTTCGGGTCAAATACTAATAATTCAGCTGACGTATCCTACTGGTATATCGACGGTATCGGAACATCTTCGGCTTTCGAAGCCCAAAGATTTATGCCTGTAGCTTTACCTGTAAAACTTAGTAACCTATCGGTAGTAACAACAATTGCTCCCACAGCAGGACAGGGAGTTATTTATACAGTATTCGTTAATGGTGTTGCAACAGCTTTAACGTGTACTATTCCTGATCTGCTTCTAGTATGTACTGATACTACGCATACCCTCTATCTGAATAAAAATGACAATGTTTCTATCTACGTTACAAAATCAGGGACTCCAACCTATGGTCCATTTGTAGGATATGTACAGGCTGAAATTGAAAATAATAACTATGACTCATTGGTGGGAAGTGGTGCAAATAATACGTCAGTGAGTAATGCGGTAACTAATTACCTTGGGTTATTTACTGAGACCCCCTCAACAAGTGAAGCAGCCCACCAATTCGTCATTCCCTTAGATGGATATCTGTCTAAATTATACGTTCAGCTCTCAGGAATTCCTGGAGCAGGAAAAAGCTATACTATTACTGTCAGAAAAAATGGAGCCGATACTGCTTTAACTATCCCAGTTGCAGATAGTGCAACAACTAATGAAGATTTATTTAATAGAATAGCAGTATCTGCTGGTGATCTTATTGCGGTATCAGTGGTACCTTCAGGAACCCCCACAGCTAGAATTGTATCATTTTCTGCTGTCTATACTTCTTCAATCTCGGGGTATTTTATTAAAGGTATGAACACGGGTTCTACCTCACTCTCCCCATCTTCCACTTACTATACTGCCTTTGTAGGTACCATAGCCCCCACTACGTCAGGTCTAACGCAGAATGAACTTATCCCACCGAATCTTTACTTAAAAAGAATGTACGCCTATTTAGCCACTGCTCCTGACACGGGAGTAGGGACTCAAAGTTACGCAATTACCCTCAGAGATTCAACAGCTTCCAGTAACACCACAGCAACGTGTACTATATCCGATATCGCTCAATCTTGTTTATTCAAATACCCAGTACCTTTACCTGCTACCGATATGCGAGCATCTTATAGTGCAGTTCCTTCTGGTACACCGGCAGCGTCAACCTTAACTGTAGGTGGAGCATTTACTCTAATCCCTCCTCAAGCATCTAATATTAAAGGTTACTAATATGATAGAAAACGTAGTCTTGACTATTCCTCCAGAAAAATACAAGTTCATGGTAAAGACCCTAGAATCCTTCAAGTCAGGAATACGTTTATTAAACCTAAATGCACTTTATAAACAAAGCCTAATAAAAGAACTCCACACCATAGAGAGCATCATTAAAACTAATAGGAGTCAGTGATGGAATTCACTCAAGAATTTAAAGATGAAATGCTAAAGGAGATTAAAAATTTCAGAGTCCTACTCGTAGGTGACGGCACACTAGAAAATACTGGATTGATCGGTGTTGTAAAAGATCACGACAATTACGTCCGTGACGGTAAGAAGTGGCGGTGGGCGATTATTGGATTGATCGGATCCTTTGCCACGTACGTTGTCGGAGGGTTCATACTATACGGCAAAATGGAAGAACGAATTGAGTGGCACGACAAATATATTAAATACTTTATTGACGAGAGAATGAATGCAAAAACACCAGTGCAACCCAATTACTATGACCCCCGAACAACTAAAAAACATTAAGGACTGTGTGAGGAAGATTGTGATACTGGAGAAAGCTATACAATTAAATAAACTCGAATTAGCCATTACTCTCATTGATCAGCTTAGGTTTGATTTAGGTCTACTAAATGAAGAAAGAAAACAAAGGAGACACGAATGAACTTGATTATCAAACTACTCAATCTTTTAAACGGCTACAAGACTTACCTAACAGCAACAGCTGCTGTTCTAACGGCTATCGTTGCCTACCTTAATCACGCTATCACAATCGAGGAGTTGCTCACAGCAGTCTTTACCGCTATCCAAAGTATGAACATTCGACACGCCATTACTACAACCGTATCCAAAGCAACTGGAGAAAAACTATGAGGGATTTCATTCTAGTGATTTTAATGATGGGTATTATCGGCTGCACTTTTTCCAGACAAATGGAAGTCACGGCAACGGGTACGAATGTTGAGAGCATTTACGGTAGCGGTAGCTTGAACACTGGGTATAAATCTAACACAACCACGGGGTTCTTAAATGGAAGAAATTAAAGAGGGAAAAGTGTATACCGATCCTAGGAGATTCACCGAAGCTGATTTACCTTTAATTGTTTTAGCTGATGACCTAAGGGGGTTCATTGGTTACGCCATCAAGTCCCATACCAAAGGAAATTACAACCACGCCTTCATTATGCATCGTCCAGGTTTCTGTGTTTCCCAGGACTTCGGGGGGTTCAAAGAACACCCGATCGATGTCTATCTTACGGAAGGGATGATGCTGAAATTCTGGAAAGTAAGAAACTTGACTCTGGTAGAAAAAAGTATTATCCTCTTGAACATTAAAAAGAGACTGGGAAGAAAGCGGTGGCAAAATAGCTATGACTTCCTAGGGGTTCTTGTTGGCCAGGTAACCCGACTCCGTTGGATCCAGAATCCTTTTCAAATGTTTTGCAGTGAGCAGGTAAGATGGGATTTCCTTAAACCCTTAGACCGAGCAATTAAGTTCATACGTCAGCAACCAAGTCCAGCTGACCTGGATGCTAGTTTCAAGCCAAACCCCAACGTGTTTATTCCCGCAGGGTATTGGTGGAGTGACTAAGATACCCCTGCCGTAATTGGTAGGGCGGTTGGTGAAAAAACGGAAGAATAGCCTTCGACCTTGAGCAAGTTGGAGGCTATTTCTTTTTACTCAGTAATTTTATCTAAAGCCCGGAGTAGTTTATGCCTTAAAACAATCGGTAGATCTTTATCCAGTAGACATCTCAATTCCAGTTCATTAAACGAGAGTGTAAAACGTTTTTTACGCTCTGATACAAATCCCGTTCTATGCAAGGTTGGTAATTTAAAACGAGGGATTCCATCACTGTCGTCGTAACCATAAGTTTTACCAATAACCGCATATAGCTTAGGAAACATACTAACCTGTAATAATTGTCCACAACACTTTACCCAACCAGTGGTATCGATACTATTGGGGAACCTCTGTAATGCACCAACTGGCCAAAGCTTACTTTGTGCCCCTATGGTATCGTTATATCTTATGTACCAATCCCATTTATTTTCCATCTTGAACCTCCTCTTCGTTTGACCACTCATTATATCTTTCAATAAATATTTGTTCTCTCTTTACAGCCGCAGATCCTTCTTGGATTTTCTTAATTAAAAAAGCAATCAAGCAATAGATCCCGTAGATTAACCAGAATAATAACCCTAAAGCTATGCCTATAAGAATTGCTAAATTCACAGTTAGTGTTGGATTTGACTCAGGCACTTGTTAGTTCCTTTCCGAATGACTCATGTTCATGTATTAGTGTTCCTCTCTTAGTCCTATAGAATGTATCATGACAAGTAAAAAGGGTACCGTCTTGATTAAACTTGTGATAACAAAAACTCCAGTAGACCATTCTATTCTACCTTCTCTGAGTAATACATTCCCATACAAAAGGTCGTAACAATAGCTATAAATACGGTAGCTATGTAAGGAACGAAATACCAGGGAGTTTCTTCCAATGTAAGCTTACTGCCGATGTAAAAACCTACCCACAGTAAAATTAAACTTGCTGAGTATGAAATAATAGCTTTGGCACTGTTACTCATTTTCCACTCTCTTTCTCTAACTTCTCAGCTAGGTGTTTTTTAAGACGCTCTATCTCCTTTAAAATTTTTTCTTTACTCCAGTGGTTTTGTATAAATCCATCACAGGTTCTTCCACATTCATCCCAACAATAAGTACACTCTCGTAGGCTCATTTATTTACCTCTCCTTGGTAACCCCATCATTTTAATTTTCATCTCTGAACAAGTTTCATTACTTTCTTTGAATAGTTTTTTATCCACCAAGAACGATTTCATAATCTCATTCTCAATATCTATTATCGTATTTTCAATGGCCTTTTTAATTCTTTTCTCAATAGCTTTTCTTTGGCGACTATTTACTTTTACAAACTCAAAAACTATGGTGGTATTATTCACTTTTTATCCTCTGTATTTACAAGACGTTGTTGGATTAAATAAATTAACATTTTGGCTCTGGCGTCGGCTTCGGTAACTGCTTTCTCTCCGTGGTATAACTCAAATTGCTTATCGTAAGGCTTTGGTCGATATATTTGATAATCACAGTACCAAGCTTGCAATGGCTCAGGGGTTTTAAATTTACCACAGACAAGATGAGCTTCTTCTTTCCAAATTCCACCATTGGTAAACTGCTTATCTCCATTCTCAATATCAATCTTTGGCGGCAACAACTCCCCCAGCTCGGACGATAGGAAGGCGGAATATCTAAATGGTGAAGCCCAAGCCATAGCGTCTTCGCCAGAAAAAACATAAGCATCGTATCCTGTACCAGCCGCATTATCTGTTTCAGTCCAATAGAAAAAAGAACTTTGCTTAACCCCCAACTCCTTAAGCTTCTTACTCAACTCCAAACTCGTAACATGATTCTCAATCATTGCTTTTCCTCCGTCTTGGCGAATAGGGCGTGGATGGCTTGCTCGACCATTAGAGCATTTTCGTAGGCTTTTGGTCCAGGTCCAAATAGGCAAACAATATCATTGTTTTCTGCGGATATACAGTAACCAACATATTTTTCTTTGTCTGGAGATAACTGGTTGCATTGTTCTACAAACTCATTCCACGGACGGTCAAGACCAAAGAGTTTCCAAGGCAGAGGGGATAATTTATTCATCTCTTCCACCGTCGGAACCCTCCGCTCGGGGATTGACATGGTTATATTTGTTTTTAACTGCTCATTTTTAATTGTGTGTTGAAGAATGTTGTTCTGCCCCTCTTTAAATCCGTTACTATAACCACGGCTGTAATGGTATTCTTCCAGATTCTTCTCCGGCGCATACATCTCAGACATACACTTACCACACATCGGAACAGAGTTTAATCCATAAGTATCGGTTGGGGTCTTACATTTTATACACTTCTTCTCTGACGTGTTCTCTACAAGATACTTGCGGGTGTTCCATTGGATTATTGTGGGAGCATTAAATCCGCAATCCTCGCATAAAACTGCCATTTCAATTGCTCTTCGCCACTTGGTTAATTTAATACCCATACAACCAGGACACGGCAATAACTCTTCACTCTTATTTGCGTCGCTCATTTTGGCTCCTTAATAGCTTCATCGCCAACGTAAATGAAATAACCTTTACCTGTATCAATATAAATATCGTATACCCACGAAAAACGTTCACCAAAACCACTTTTATAAGCAACGCCTCTAACTTCTCCCTCTTGCCATACTTTTGGTGTCTTCCTGTAATTTAAAACAAGAACAGTGTCGCCATATTTAGCTTTCGGTTTACTTATGGTTATCTTTCCCACGCTCATCTCTTCACCTCTCCTCGGTCGATTGCGGTTGTGGGCTTTTCATATATTGTTGATAGTGATACCGACACATACAGGTGTTTCCGATTTTAATAACCGATGGATATTTACACATACGAGCATAAGCAGTACCCTCGTATCTAACATTGACTTGACATGGCTTAAGCTCCTTGCTCATCTCACCCGTCCTTTAGTTGTTGGAGTTGGTGCTTAATTTCAAATATTCTATCGTTCATGTCTTCGCACCATTTATTACTGACAATTTCATCAATCCTTGCCTCAAGTGTCCGCTGAATATGGAATTTACCGAGTTTTAAATAATTCTTCTTTAAACTAGGCTGCTGGTCTGCGGCTTCCCAAGTCAATGGGTCACATAAATGCTCAAACATATCAGCTGCCACCTTTTCTATCTGCTCTCTGAGTTCTTTATCCATAAAATATTCTCCTGCGGGTTTTCCATCTATATAGGCTATCGTTGGAGGAGTTTTTGCTACTGAACCGTCCATGAAACTATTTAAAGCATCTATTGATTTCTTAAGTTCGTTATCCATCTGTTTTATCCCCCTTGCTATCTACTCTCATCAATATTGATAAATTTCCCAAAGGCCGGATCGTAGTTATAAACCTTGCCGTTCTTCTCGTATCTAATCCAAGCGTGCCCGATATTCTGCTTTGTACCAATCATCATCGACGGGTTCTTGATGTCTTTGTCTTTCCTGATTTGGTTGAGTGTGTCCAGAGCCCTTACCCAACACTCTTTGCTTAACTCCAGAAGAGGCTCGTAGGGAGCGTCGAAAACGGCTTTTTCGGATTTAATTTCTAAGATATAGTTTTTGATCTCCCTTACTTGAAAGAAAGTCAAATAATACGGGATCAAGAATGATACGGCAAAAGCGATAAACCCAAAGTTATACCAAAAATCGTTATTATTTTTTTTCATACAATTCCCCTTTAAGGATGCCACAAAGTTACAGTGTTTGAACCAACATGAACCATTGCCGCGACCGCCGAGCTTGACTTTAGCTTCTCTTGCGCTTCTTTGATCATCTGTAAGGCGTAGTCAAATTTCTTTTCTTTAACTGCAATTCTTACATTGTTTCTTTCTTTTCTGGAAAAGAACTCAGTATCCTTCCCATCACGTGTCACCTGCTCGGAAAACAATGCCATGTCAAGGTGGAATAGATTAGGTTCTGCAATATTTTTTGAGAGTTCGTACAAAAGCCATTCGTAATAAACTGCACTGGATGAACTTCCCTTTAAAACTTCATTTGCTTTTGCGAGATACTCATCGAGCTTCTCTTTACTCAAACCCTTCTGGCTTAACTCTTTTGCTTCCCGAATCTCTTCAGCAATCTCTTGCATTTCTTTATCGTTCTTGAGTTTGATAATACTTGTTACCTCAGATAGAGTTGAAAAATTACTTCCAGCACAAGCTTCCTTAGCGTGTAGACAAAATAGAACCATTAATACCAGTGCTATAAAGATATATACCACCATCCCTATCATGGCTAATTTTACTTTCATTGATACTTCCCTCCTTTTCTTTTACCTTTCATTGCCTTAAACTTACAAGCTTGACCACAATATTTTTGGTCTTTATTATCCCCATATAGTTTAATCATCTTCTTGCATAATATACTCTCACACTTTACTTCTCCGTGGTATATTTTAGGTCTTGGCATATAAGGCCTCACTTAATCTTAATGACTGTTCTTTTAATAATTTTACAAAACCAGCAGTAGGGTACTTAATTCTTTCTAATCTATGAATAAACATGTGCTCTCCTCTACTCATAACTACTCCTTTAGCTGTCCATAAGGCCCTGCACTTAATGGCCTCTTCTACAGTAGTAATATTATTCTCTACTATGATTTTACTAATGTGTCTAAGGTGGTGTACTTGAGTAAACTTCTTTACCTTTGGATACGTAGGACACTGAGCTTTAATAATCTTTAACTTCCACCTTAAATACTCTTTAGTCTTTCTTATCTTAGCTATAAGAACTTTCATGGGACTGAGCTTCTTTTTCCTTCTTCTCTTTGGCATTTTATTTCCTTTAACTTAACGATAGTTTCTCAGTTCCCAGTAGATTGGATTTTTCTGTAAACTACCAACTTTTATTTTATAATAACTCCACTCTACTATACAAGATCCTTCATCCCAGCATAGGTCTCTTACTTCATAGATTATTTCATTGATCTCTCGATAAAAGGGAGATAGCTCATTAGTAACCCATTTAAGGCTCCCCGCAGGGATCTCAAGGCTCTTTTTGTGTGGGTGGGTGTCTAGTTCCCTTACCAGCCCAATTCCCTCTACGAACTCCACCAAAATACCTCCCTCGGGGAGGGTAGCTACTGTCCCAAAGGCTAAGCTATCCTTCTTATCTAAGGCAGGATATAATAAGAGTAAATAGCCTTCTTCTAGGTGCCTTATTACTTTAGGTAAGAGGTCCATGGGCTTTAAGAGGTAATAAAAGGGGCATAGGAATTCATAGCCCCTTTCAGTCCTCATAGACAATAGAGTACCTTCATTCTTATCTAAGTAGGCACAAGCTTCAATAAGATCCCTGGTCATAAAGCACTCTAGGGTATTTAGTCCCAGTTCTTGCATTTTAATAATACTCTCTGATTTTCTTAGTGCCATATTAGTAATTACTTTTTTGTCTAAAAAGGTTAACCATAGACTTTTTGAAATATAGGATATAAACTTGGGTAGAGGTAAGTCCTAACTCCAAAAATAGCTGGATCATAAAATGAAGAGCATCTGCTAGTTCTTCTAGGAAATGGTCTTTATCCGTAGGTACATGAGTATTCTTCCAAGCTTTATTTCTTAAGCAATTACCAGCTTCATATAGCTCTTCAGTAATACGATATATGATAGCTCTTGCTCTTCTCTGCCCTTCAAAAGTATCAATATCTATGGGGAAACTAGGTAATGCTTCTCCATTTTTTATTTCAATTTCATAGTACTTCTTTTCAAGCTCTTCCTGTCTTTTAAAAATATCGGTGAGCATATCACCACTAGTTTGGAATTCCTTTTGAATATCTTCTTTAGTTATATTTTGAATATTCATTTTACTACTCCTTTGTTAGTCCTAAGCTTTCTGCAATGAGTTGATCCTGTAGGCCCCTAATATCTTCAATATCCCACCCTCTTTCTAGTAGGTATTTTTCAACCATCCTTAAAGCTTTAGTAAATAGTTTAACAAGCTTATCATCATATTTAGTCTTCTCCATCATATTCTCCTTCACTTGTAGTTTCATTTTAAGCCTATTCTATAAGCATGTTTAATATTCTCACTAGCTGTTACATATTCCAGATTACCCTTACAATTATTTAGCCTATCACCGTCCTTATGGTTTATTTGAAGTTTTCTAGGTTTTCTACCTATAAAAGCCCTTGCTACGATACTAGCAACTGAAATACTATTACCTAGTAAAGTAACATTTAAATATCTTCCCTTACCTCTCTTTTGTCCTTTTAATATTCTTCCTGGCCAAGTACCACACATGGCTTTACCGTCTCTTCTTATTCTACCCAGTGAAGAAACTGAGTATAATTTTTTATAACCAATTACTGGTTTCCATACCTCAATCTTCGCCATCGTAATCAACCTCTGAAGTAGTTTCACCACCATCATTTTCCATGAACAACCGATGTTCTTTGGGTAAATCCATCCACTCACCTCTCTTTGTACATCTATTCCAGTAGCCGCACATTTGGGGAGAGCAGAACATATTATTTTCTCTTTGTGGTAGGAATACTCCTCTTCTTACCTGAAGAACTATTTTATAAACTAGATTAATAAACTGTCTAGTATCTTCTGGAGTAATGATCCTTAGCTCACTGCTTCTCATTTCAGGCTCAGCCTTCTTAATTAGAGTATCAAGTACAAAGCCAGAAGGATTCTTATTAAACTTAGCTTGATACCCCAGCCAATAAGAAACTCCCTGAGTAGACTTTATAGCTTCTAACCAATTAGGGGCCCTACTCTTATTCTTTAAGTCCCTAATCATATGCCTAGTGGTAACCAAGTCAATAGTACCAGTAATACTAGCATTGACCTCTTTAAACTCTATGGCAAAGGGTTCTTCAACGTATAAGGGATCTACTCTCTTAGCTAGTTTCTCATAATAAACTGGTAATGCTTTCCTAATACCGTACTCCCTCATAGCCTCAGGCTTTTCATCCTGAGTAAACCTAGTTAAGACTGCTCTCTCTTTCCATGATTCATTGAAAACATCCTGAAGCACTGATAATTTAGCATCTCTACCTTTTCTTAATTTGTACTTATTTTGATGCTCAGCTGACTTGTGCATTGAGGTACCGAAGGTAGCATAGCTACGAGGTGGTTCTATAATACCCTTGTGGTACCTAAATAAAGCCTGGGCAGAACATTTTAAGGCCATTTTAATATAGGAGGTTCTTAGAACAATGTGCTTATTAGGCGGTATCATCCAGCCCTCAGTATTATCTAATGCTTCAGGATGTTCTCTCATGATTATTTCCTTACTCTGTTGCGTGGTTTACGGGTACGAGCTGGTTCTTCTTCCTCTTCTTCAACTACCTTCTTCTTTTTAGTGACCTTAGCTGGCTCTTCATCATCATCTTCAGAGTCATCATCTGAGTCATCTGAGTCATCTGAGTCATCGGAATCATCATCATCATCAGCTACTTTCTTTGATTTACCTTTTGGTTCCTCATCTTGATCATCATCATCGTTATCAGAGTCATCATCGTCGTCATCACTGTCTTTGGATTTCTTGGCCTTAGTACTCTTTCCAAAGTTCTCAGCAATAACATCTTCTTGTTCATCTTCATCTAATTCCTCAGATACCTCATCTTCTAAATCAAACATCTTAGAAAGATCTGGTTCACCATCTGCATTTAAGGCAGGAGTAGATTTTGGTCTAACTCTTACTTCATATCGAGTATCAGTCATACCAGTTCCTTCACGATCGATAATTACGTCGAAGCCTTCTTCGAGGTCGGTAATATCACCAATGTCCTCATCATCCATAGCTCCAAGTAATACCTTTAAGGTCTTCTTACTAAATCCCCAAATGCAAATCATACCAGTTTTACGATCAATGATATTAGCAAAGTACTTAGTCTTTGGTTCTAGTCTCTTAGCTAATTTTTCTCCTTCAGCCCCTTCTTGCTTTAACTTATTGATATACTGCATGATAGGGGAATCATTACCAGTAAACTTAACTGAGATACCTCTACCATCTTTTTTAAGACCATAGTGAATACTTTCCTCATGATAAAAATTACCTGAATCATTATTAGGAGGTAGGATTCTTACTCTATTAGGCCCAACTACGGGCTTAAAAAATTTACCACTTCCGATCTCAGCTAATTTTTGTTTAGCCTTATCCATGTTTGTTTTACCAATTTTACTTTTTTGCTTTACCATTTTTTTCTCCTTTACTTTTGTTTGCTTTGATTTCTTCTGGGGTAGCTTTACCGATGATCCTAAAAATAACATCCCCATTTTCCTTTGACTTACCACGAATAGCCTTCATATTATTTTTCATGATAATAGTTTCACAATCTACCATCTCTACTTTCTTACCCAGCCGTACTGAATAACCATAGACTTTTTCACTCTTATCTTTTTTCACAGACTAACCTCCTTAAGGTCACTCCAACGTTCTCCAATTTTAATGTCCATTTTCATTGGTACTCTTAATTCTATAGGTGGATTCTCGGCTATGGATTTTAGCATCTTACCTATCTTTAAAGCATCCTCTTTCTTACAGTCTATGATTACTGAGTCGTGTACATTACATACCACCTTTCCGTTTAGTTTTAGTTTCTTAAGAGCATAATGTGCTCTAGTCCCTACCCACTTAGTTAAGTCTCCTGCTCCACCTTGTATGGGTGAATTAACTCCTTGTCTAAGCTTTCCTCTACCTGGTCCAGTATTATAGTTAGCTCCTGGTAGTCTTCTCTTCCTTCCAAAAAGATTAGTTACAAAGCCATTCTCTATAGTATTTTCTTTCTGGTCATCAATATATCTCTTAACTCTTTTAAATTCTCTGAACCAATCATTAATCAATTCCCTAGCTCTTTCCTCACTACAGTCTAATTTATCCGATAATCCCAGTGGTCCAATCATATAAACTATACCGAAGTTTACCTGCTTAGCAAATTTCCTCTGCTCTTCAGTTACCTTTTCATAAGCAATATTAAATACCTTAGCAGCAACCTCTTGATGAATGTCTCTCCCTGACTTAAAGGCTCCTATTAAAGATTTATCACCGCTATGATGGGCTAATAGCCTAAGCTCAGCCTGAGAATAATCTCCTTGTACTAATACACCATTGGTATATGAAGAAATAAATAATCTTTTAATATCTCCATTCCTTGGAATATTCTGTAGGTTTGGTCCTTCACATGACATCCGCCCGGTTACTGTAAACATCTTATAGTTGCAATGTACTTTACCATCAGACTTCATAATATAGTTATCTGTTAATCCAGCAACATAGGTAGAGTACATCTTAGCAGTATAGCGATACTTTAGCAGATCTAATAGTGGTTGCTTATGTACTTTATTTAATTTCATCCTACCCAATTTTAAAAGAGTATCTTCATCACAAGAAGGTGCTCCTGGTTTATCTGGATTCTTCTTAGTGGGTGGATTCCTTTTAATAATGGGAAACTTATATTCTCCATATAACTTTTCACTTAGCTGCTTTGAAGAATTAAAATTCATATCACCGAAGTGGTGCAGTAGTGTCTTTTCACTTTCCTTTAATTCCTTTTCGTACTTAGTTCTTAGTTCACGTCTTACTCCATCATCTATCTTAAACCCATTCATTTCCATATAACACAGAACCTTTAGATTTTTCATCTCAAAATCCATGAGGTCAGATAGCTCTTCTTTCTCTAGTAGCCTTTTTTGAGCTGAGAATACTTGAAAGGCTGCATCAACATCTCCCCCATTATAATCAGTCCATTGTTTTAAATTCCAGCCTTCTCCGTATTTACTCTTCTTAAATAAATCCTTTTGCTTAGTAAGGTATTTCCCAAGCTCTGGGTTATACTTTCTTGTTAAAGCATCTAAGGTATTCTGCCATTGGTTTTCATCTAATAAATGCTCAGCAACATGGGTGCAGAATATTTTAGACTTAATTGATTTAATTAGCTCATGTCTTAATAGCCACTTTAAATCAAATTTAATATCCTGGTTGATTAACATTTCACATGAATTTAAAATCTCTGAGATATTCTTAAAGTATCTTTCATGATATGGAAATACATAGCCTAAATCTGGCTTATTAGTAAAACCTACAAATTTAATAGTTTTAGAATTATCAAAGCAATCTAGTCCTTCAGTTTCAAGGTCACAAACTAAATTCTCAGATCCCTGCAGTAACTCGGTAATTCTTTTTAAATTTGTTTTATCTACCAATTTATAGTGGGCCATTTTAATCTACCTGCTCATATATTAGTTCTGATTCACCGCCAAGTAGGTTAAGAATAAACCGGTCTCTGGCTAGATCCTTGTATAAATTAATAAAATAGAACTCTCTTACTCCTACTGAGTATAGATGCTTAAAGCAATCTTTGCAAGGTTCGTGAGTACAAAACATAATAAGTCTTGAGTAATTATGTTCCAAGTGTAGAAGGGCATTCATCTCAGCATGAATAGTTCTAATGCAATGACCTTCGTGTATAAGACAACCAATATCTATACAATGGGCTTCTCCAGGAGGAGAGCCGTTATAGCCTGTTGCTACTATCCTATTGTTATAGACTAATACTGCTCCTACTTGAGCCCGGGAACAGGTAGATCTCAAGGCTACTAACTTAGCTATCTTTGTGTAATACTTTATTCGATCTATTCTTTTGAAGGTCATTCCATTCTCCAGTCTTATAGTTAAGTAAAGGTAGCATACCATTCTTTACCTGTTTTTCTCCATAGATACCCATTAAGTAGTTTCTATAGTTTGTTAATCTTCTTATAGTAGGTAACTGATATCCACCAAAGTCTTTTTCTAAGTCTAAGCTGGTCCCTACATTTTCACCAAAGATTGTTTTGTAGCTTCTCATAGTTACCATAGAGAAAAATATTACAGTACAATTAAAGACTACCTTTACCTTCTCTAGCTTCAATTGATTTAACATGTAAGAGATTAATCTTAGGTCAGCTAAGAATTTCTTGGGTACTTCAGCTATCTTACTGGTTACTACTACGGTTATTTGTTTATTAGCTTTAAAAATATGGAAAGAAGATAAGCACCCTCCCTTACCACTGGGCTTCATTTTAAAGTTCATACCAATAGCGAAATACCTAGTATTTTTAATCTCCTCAAACTTTTCCCTTAATTCTCTCCACTGTTCTTGGTCAATATAAGTATTAACTAACCTAGTCATTTTATTACTTACTGTCCTCTCATAGCCCACAGTATGAAATAGTGCCATACCAGTCCATGATTTTTCCCAGCTCTTTATGACCATACGATTATTTAAAGAGATAATTCTTGTTCCCAGATCACAATCTATAATCCCACTTTGGTCATTATTTAAAGCCATATCACCTAATTTTATCCATAAATGAGTTGGATTCTCTACAGTAATATCGATCATTAAAACACCTTTTTCTTGTTCCAGTCTTTACGATAAGCATGTAAAGATCCAATAAATTGTGTAAATCTACCAGGCTCAATATCTAAATAATCTGCTAGTGCTCTTTGGAAACCCATTGTTAGGGCTATATCATAGGGGAAATGAGTATAGAAATCACATGAGCGCATGGTATAAATACAATCTAGGTACTCTACATTATCACGAACTCTTCTTAAAAATTGGTAGTACATACTGCACGGTATTCTAGCTTTACCACCAATATTAGCTAAGTCTTTGTCCTTGTCATATAAAGTAATAATAGCCTGTCTAGTATTAGGATTTTTAATTAAGTTTTCAAGGATAGGAGTAAGTTGTTCACGAATTCTTTCATTGTAGGTATAAGAAAACTTACCGTCATGTAGGAATTGTTGCCATACCTCTAATCTATTTAGATAAGCCTCTCCTGGATTAAGGTAGGTACTTGAAATACGGGCATCTACTTCTTCATCGATATAGGCTCTATTTAACCCTAGCTCTTTAATATCTTGCCAGATAAATTTTTGGCTAGTAATCATAAAAGAATAACCCTGAATTTCTTTAGTAATGAAGTCATCATTATCTTTTACATTTTTATCCTGCATAGTTTCTGGGTGTACTAAAGTTCCCATTTCATTTAGATCTCTTTCCACTTCATTTACTGCTTGTGCTAATCCTTCATAGATACGCATTTTTTATTTCCTCCTATTATTTTACGAAGTTCACGAGCTGGAATATCATCTGGATCTTTATAATTATCTAAGAAGATATACTTAGTAGGTATATGAAAACTTAGTTGCTTAATTAATTCCCATTGCTCCTTAACAGCATCTCGATCGAGCATAATGGTGGCACTATTAGCTACTTTAGCTATCTCCTGGAGTTGAGCAGCATCTGCTCTCTTCCCTAGTAATGAAATAGCTGGCTTTACTCGACCAATTTTTATTGCATCGAATACTCCCTCTACTACAATAGCATGGTCTACTCTTCCAGCAAAAGTAGTGAATAATACTCCTTTCTTTGAGAAACTAATTGAATTAAAGTATCTGGGTTCCTTATTAGTAAATGATCTACCAACAAAATAAATTAATTTACTCAATCGATAAATTGGCAAAATTATTCTTTCTGAGTAGTCTCCATCACTGCAATACCCCATATTGTACTGAGCAACCTCATCTGGATTAATTCCTCTATTAATGAGGTAGTTATAGGGAAGGCCACTATTAGAATTAAGCTTGTTAAAATGTTCTGGTAATTTCATTATCTTTCTTTCTTTAATTTCCCTTGATTCTTTTGTTAAAAACTTATTAGCTCTATCTTGAAAGTTGTCTAGGGTAGGGCCTAAGTCTTCTACCTTTCCCTTAAAGGCACATTTTTGACAATAGAATAGTTTTTTACCGAGGTGGACATATAAGTGATATTTCTGGTCATCGCAATTAGTACAGCAGAATCTTACCTGCCTGGGATTATTAGTTCTTTTAGATTCTCCTAATGATAGAAGATTAATTCTTACCACTTTTATATTCTCCCATAAACATAGTCTCTGGCTCTAATGCTAAACGTATTGTTGGATGCCCAGACTTCTTTCTAGACTTAGCAATAAATAGTCTTACTAACTTTTCTTCTTCCTCTTCTGGTGTTTGACAAATACCAATAACTACATCAGCTACCTTTACTTTACCAAAAGACTCAGCTACGTCCCTGAGGCCAACCAGGTTCCTATTTAAGCTTTCTCTATTACTTTGACTTGCCGTATAAATTGGTACTTGTAGCTTTACAGCTAATCTCCTTAGGTCAGTATATACTTCTTCTAAGCTATGGCGGGTATCTTTGTGCTTTTGCCCAGGAGCTAATAAATCACCATAGTCAACCACTATAATATCAAACTGCTCATTATTCCGACTTTGATAATTAAGGACCATTGAGTAAATATCTTGTACTCTAGGTGATTCCATTGAGTAGTCTTTAATAACTAGGTTGCATCCTTTAGCCTTTAGTCTACTAAGTGGGTTCTTAATGGCTCCGGGATTATCTCTGAGACTCTGGAAAGTATTTTTAGTTATCCTCATATCATATCTACGAGCTATTTTCCGATCGGATATTTCTAGAGTTAAGTGTAGTACCTTTAGTCCCTGCATTAAAGCTCCCATACCCATATTGATTAAAGCGGTAGTCTTACCTCTACCAGGAGGGCCTAGAAATACCAGTAATTCTCCTGGACTCATTCCTCCATCTAGTTCAAGATCTAGCCTTTTAATTCCAGTGGAAATCTTCTTTTCTTTTACCTCATCTATCATCCTTTGTCCTGGATCTTCAAAATATGAATAAGTATCAGAGGCTACTCCTACGTCTAAGTTCATGGCCTTATCAATATATTCTTTTACCGTTAGGAAATCAGGATTGCTGTGGTCCAATAAAGCTAAGGCCTCTGTTATAGCTAATTTAACTAATTGAATCTTAGCAAAATGACTAATAGTTTCTTGAATGATTTTATTATCTGTACTATTTTGCCTTCTAATTAAACTAACTATCGATAGGCAACTTTCTCTTAAGTCTTCATCCTTAATATTCTTATTAATTAGAAGCCTCATATTTCCTGTGCTTAGCTTATATGAATCATACTTTTGAAAGAAGCCTTCAATAATCTGGAATAATTGCTTTGTCTCTTCACTAGCAAAGAAGGCTGGCTGTAGGATAGACTTATACTTGAACCAATTTTCTTTTACTCTTATGGTACTTAGAATGCGGATTTCAGTTTGCTTGGTTGCTTCCATAACTAAAATGCTCCTTTTCTGCATGAATCAAATACTTTATCAGGCACCGTAACTCTTTTTGATTAAAGCTCAGCCCATTGCTGGTAAACATAAAACCTTTTGAATTATGAGTACATTCTCTTAAGTCTAAAACTAGATTGTAGTTTCTAATTAGCACTCTAATCCTATATTTGATTATCTTCTCAGAATCATTCCTTTTTATGATTGAAGGATATTCAGTAATTTTCTCTTCTTGGAATTTGCCCATGGTGAGGACTACCTTTTTAAAATATTTTTTCTATAGTTGATATAAATGGCTAGTAGTTCTTTTTTTGAGTATTTAGCCCATGAGATAACTTTATTGCTTTTGTCTATTGAGTAGTGATTTGATAGCCACTCAACTAGTTGATACTTAAATGAAGGAATCCAAAAATCTATTTTTAAATTGTACATCGGTATTTTACCTGATTAAACTATTAAGAGAATCTTTCCTTAAATAGGGATTTGAACCCTTATCTCCGAAGTAATAATAATAAGATACCTATTGGATTAAATGCCATCCTCATCAGAATCATCATCATCGTCATCTTCAGCTTTAGCCTTCTTTGAAGAAACCTTCTTAGAAACTTTAGAAGACTTGACTGCATCTTTTTTAGCTACTGGTTTTTCTTTAGCCTTGGTAGTTTCTTTTGCTTCTTTCTTTTTACCATCACCGCGTAATGAATAACCTTCAGCTCGTAACTGGCGGCGAATATTAGCAGCTTCTTTACTAGCACGATCTGAGATTTTTTCTAATTTCTTTAAGAGTTCTTCAACTTTTTTATTTGTAGCCATTTTCTTATTCTCCTTTATTTCGTTTATAATCTAATTTTCTTAATTGCATCCTTATTTTTCTTGCTTTAGTTTTATCACCGCATTTGAAAGCTTCCTCCTTTTCTTTTAGTAGTTTTTTTACTTCATCAGTAACATTTACTCCTAGTTGAATAGCCTTCTTAAGTGATGTTACTTTTTCTTTACCGTGAGTGGGTATTTGACTGTAGATTTCTATTTCTTCTTGTAGATCTTTTTTATTCTTATAGGATTGTTCATCTGGACTACGTTCTGGTATTTCATTTAAGTGCCTAATATGTGGCCTCTTATCTAATGGCATTCTTTTAATATCTTCTAGGGTTTGAATACTTTCCATGATTGCGAATAACTTACCATCTACTAATACGAAGGTAGGTCTACCGTCTTTATGAAAGCTTCTTGTTGTTTTTCTTTCGATTCTTTTTTCCATGAGATACCTTTTTCTTTTCTTTATAGAAAATATGATCTTTTATTTTATAGGTTTCTACCATGGCCTTAGCCCAGTAGGGTTCTCCGAAGGAAGTAATATTTTCCCAGTGGGTTGCTCCTTTTGTTGGGTCCTCTTTTAGGGAATTCTTTACTGCCTTTTTTGCTAAGTCCCATACCCACTTAGGTTCTCTATTAGGTAAAGAACTTGTAAATCCATATACTCCTTTTAAAGTTCCTCTATTTCTTATTGCACAGGCTACAGCTAACATTCCATTGTAGCCTTGATTACTAGCTTCTCCTACAATGGCCCTAGCTAAGTCTTCATCACTAATTTGATTAGCCTTTACTTCTTTATCTGAGAAAATAAAGGTCAACATGGAAATAATAATTATGGTTCTTAGTGAATTCATTTTAGTAGATTAGATATTCTTTAGCAATTACTTTTTCTAAGTATTCACCATACTTCATAAAATTGTAGTGGCCTAATGCTTTTTCTTTACGGCAATAACTTAACCATAATTTGTAAGTTTGATCTATAGTAAGATAAGGTGGATTATGTAAAGAACCCTGCCCCCGTGTGTCTCGATTGTTTCCAACCGAGCTTTCTTGCTTTAGGAGCGGATAACTCTTTTGGCTGGGGGCTAGGGTTCGTAATATATTTAAAATTGATTTTAGGGTATTACTTAATTTTGAACTGTTAATTACCATTTCCATTATCCGCTCCGTTTGAAGAATGTTTAAGTTACTTAGCTATAATACCATACTTTAAAATCTTCGCAAGGACTATTTTAAAATATTTTTCTCCCAAGATTCTACCTCCTTTATTTCTTTAATAGTAAATAGTGGATGCATTTCAATATTTCTATAGCCCTTAGTTAAGATGGATTTTACTAAGTGCATTCTTTCTCGGTCATTGCGATAAACTAGTTTCTTATAAATCCATTGCATTTCAAAAATAAGTTGTCCAGCTGATACTGGAATACAATCTACTTTTCTTGGTGGATCTATTTCTTTAAAATTATATCCTCTTTCAATTGATTCATTTTTTAATCCTTGAAGATAAGAAAGAATAGCGGCTTTTGGATCTGGGTGTGCTTTAAATCTTATTAGCTGAGAATGATTCTTATAACCAATAGTTTCATTTCTCAGAACAGCCTGGGCTAAAAGTGATTCTCTCCAACATGCTACTAAACCTTTTGAATCTAAATACTTGGGATGAATACTCCATAGTCTCATTTCTATATTCTCCTTATCCATTGAATCCCTTTTCTGGAGCTTGTAAAGGCTCATTAGTTGGTACATCTACTATTTTAACTAAATCTTTTTCTTTGTAAAGGGAACATTTAGCTGGAAGTAAATTAGGATCTCTATGTAAAGAGAACTTACCTACTCCGCAAAGATATGTGCTCTTCTCTTCCTTCTGATTGAGATTAGTGAATCCTTTGTTAAGAATTAAATATCTGCATTTTGCTTGACTGAGACAAATACCAATTTCAGCTTTCATTTATTGCTCCTTTTGTAGGGCTATATAGTATATACGGTATATATAGCATATAGCCTATGTGGCATATGGCCTACATAATTGCTATTGCTAATTGCATTTGCTATGGCTATTGCTACAGCAGACAGAATACTTTTACTTTACTTTAATACTTTATCTTTACTGCTATTGCTAATGCTAATTGCAATAGCTGCAGCAATAGATAATCTAGTCTATAATATACTATAGCCCAAAGTTTATTCTTTGTGATCTTGTAAGGGTGAGTTTAGGTACTGTGTATCCAAATCCTTTACAGCCCTTTACTCCTCTCATATTGTTTCTTAGCATAGGGCCTTCTTCTAGTTGCTCTTTAAAAATATTCTCAGTATGTCCATGATTAATTGAATCTATTTTATTGGAGTATGATTCGGGGTATAACAGAGCGAGTTGTTCTTCATCCATTTCTAATTCCGATCTAGATAGTCTATTGCTATCTGTTCTAGTGTTATTCCCATTGTCTCAATTTGATCTTCTAGTCCGTATGTAGCTACCATTTCAGCTGCATCTTTCTTTAGGGCATTAATTCTCTCTTCTCGGGATATTAAAGAGAAGGCAAAGAATGAGCTTTGGTTATGTTTAGGTCCGTAAAAGTAGAATAAATCTGAGAGACTGACTTGAATCATTCGATTATGTATCTTTTCAGGATTTAGCGAGGGATTCACTTTTAGCATAACTCACTTTCTCATTAATCTTATTTTGGATAGCTTGTTGTACTAATTTTTGAAAGGCTGATCTCCAACCCATTCCCTTTGGTCTTTTACTTACTGCATTCTTCTTATTACATTTTGCACATAGATATCCAATTACTTTACTTTCTTTTGTTTGGGGATTGGTGGATATAATCTCAGCCTGCATCTTGGTTTCTTTGTGGTGGGTATTGCAGCTATAACAAATTAACTTTAATAAAGCCATCTTAGTAGGCCCTTTCTGTTTTAAGACTCATTATGGTTGAATTAAGTGTATCTAGTTTAGTACTAATGCTACTTATTAAAGAACACATTACTAATAAGATGAAGATGATTATTACTCTACCCATTCTATTATCCTCCTTTCCTTTATTATAATTCTGCTTTGACTAAACAGCCTTGAACTATTTTAATTAATTCTCTTGCCTCTTTTAATTTATTTTCTATCATTTGATCATAGAAGTATTTAGCATGAGGATTATCCATTCTTCTTTTAAGGTCTAAATAGAGTTCTGTATTATCCCTTATGAATAAGACTTCAGCTAATTTATTTGCATCTATGGTTATTATTAGTTTGCTCATTTTCTACCCCAGGTCTTTGTTTCATATTCTATTTCTTTATCTTTCTCTACCTCACTTGGTGGATCTGGAGTGAAGACTAATAAGATAAGATTATAAATAAAATTAAAGAACTTCATTTAAGTATTCCTTCTAATGAGTTAACGGCTACCTGGTTTTTTAATGCTTGTATTTTAGCTAAGCAATGATTCATTGATCCTATCATAACTATTTGAGAATAGTCAGAGTCTGAATAACCATTTCCTAACCTAGTGATCATGTAAGAAGTTTTGGCAAAGACGCTTGGTTGAATTACATACCATACTTTTTCGGTGGGATGGAAATATCTAAGTTCTTTAGATTCTCGAAGATAAGCTGTTTTCATTTTAATTTCCTCCATTGGTTAGAAAATTGCATGTTAAGATTTTGAAATCCAATCCTGATAAATAAATTCCGAAGAAATAAAAATGTAATATCAATACCCAGGTTTTTTCAAATTCAGAGCCTTTTTCTCCAAAGGCAAAAGTTAAAAATTTATTCATTTTATTCTCCTCCATAAAGAATGGTTAATGAGTGCCAATATCCATAGCTACCATATTGGACTTTGTTATACATGATGTCGAGTCTAGCTTGGGCTTTTTCTAATTTCTCTTGAAGTATTGTTTTGTATGGGTGGTCCATTATCCGCTCCTTCCTTTATTTACACTCTAAATATACCACATCAAGTTGAGCTTCGCAAGGATAATTCTAAAATATATTCATGTAAAGTTCCGGTACGCTCTACACTTACAAGAGGCATTATTTATTTTAAAATAGTTATTTACATGGCCGGAACTAGTGGTGGTATATTGTAAGTGTAATCAAACACACCATTTACAAGAAATTTTAAAGGCAATGACCAAGAAGAACCTCACAGCTGCTACCCCTAAACCTCTCCTTAATAAAGAACAGCAACTCTTCGTACGTGAATATCTTAAAGATCTTAATGCCACACAAGCAGTAATGCGTTCTTATGGTATGAAACAATCTTCAGCACAAGCTAAGGGTAGCCGCCTCTTATCAAATCTCAAGGTAGCTCAAGAAATCCAAAAAGAATTTTCTAAAAGAACCGAGAAGGTTGAGATTGATGTAGAGATGGTTCTTAAAGGATTAAAAGATTTTGCAATGGCCAATCCAAAGGATGCTTATGAAGAAGATGGAACCCTTAAGAGCATTCATGATATGCCAGAATCATTGCAGAAATCAATATCTTCACTTGAAGTAGATGAGATCTGGGAATTCCAAGGTAATGGTAAAGAGAAGCGAAAGACTAAAATTGGTGAGACAAAGAAAATAAGATTCTGGGATAAAGCTAAAGGACTAGAATTACTTGGTAAGTATTTAGCGATGTTTATAGATAGACAAAGATTAGAAGATCCTAATGGCCAACCATTACCTGCAGTAGAAGTTCATGTGCATCGTCATATAGCTCATACTCAACCAACATCAGAAATACCAACACAACAAATTGATCTTCAGATACGACCAGAGGTTCAGAGTAATGTATGATAGCATCAGCCTTAAAATTAGACATCGAAGTAGTGGATTTAGTAGGAGCAGTACTCTATGAAGTCGCTAGATATAAAGTCTTATATGGAGGTAGAGGGTCTACTAAGTCTTGGGCAATTGCAGACTATATTGTTCAAAAGACTGCTTTCGGTAAGTTTAGGGTATTGTGTACTAGGGAAATTCAAGGAAGCATTAAGGATTCTGTATATCGTCTACTTGTTGATCGTATTTACTTTCATAAACTTCAGAAGTATTTCCTTATCAACAAAGACTCTATATCGAGTATATACGGCTCTGAGATTATCTTTAAGGGACTTAGACAAAATATCTCAGAGGTTAAGTCAACAGAGGGAATTGATATATGTTGGGTAGAAGAAGCAGAGAAGGTAGCTCAAGACTCTTGGGATGTACTTATACCCACAGTGAGAAAGGAAGGCTCCGAGATTATCGTGAGCTTCAACCCAGAAGATGAGAAATCTGCCACATACAATATGTTCATTGAAAAAGATGGGAAGCCAGTTAATCTCCCAGACTGCCTTAAAGCTTTTGTCAATTGGTGGGACAATCCTTGGTTCCCTAATGTTCTCTATCGAGAAATGGATTGGTGTCGTAAGAATGATCCTGAGAAATATGAACACGTTTGGGGAGGCAGGCCTAAGAAATATGGTCAAGCAGTTATATTTAAGAATAAGCTTAAGGTTGAAGACTTTGAACCAGCCGGTGAAGGTACCCAATTTTACCTTGGTGCAGACTGGGGTTTTGGTTCTGACCCTTGTTGCTTGGTTCGTATGTTTATTAGGGACCGTAAATTGTATATTGATCGAGAGTTCTACGGGTATGGTATTGAGATTGATGATTTACCTACCTGCTTTGATAGCGTTGAACATTCTCGTAAGTTTACAATTCGTGGTGATTCTTCCAGGCCTGATACAATCTCTTATATGGCAAATAAAGGATTTAATTGTATCGGTGCAGAGAAAGGTCCAGGGAGCGTAGAAGATGGAATCGAATTCCTTAAAAACTTTGAATCTATCATCATCCATCCCTCTTGCACAGGTTCTGTCGGAGACTTCTCAAACTATCGCTGGAAGGTTGATAGAATTACAGACCAAGTACTCCCAATACCCATTGACAAATCAAATCATGCTTGTGATGCCGCAAGATACGCATTGGAACCTTATATGAAAGGTGACGTCAGTATCTATGACGTAATGTGATTATGGATAGTGAAATTAAATTCTCAATTGTATTCCCTACTAGAGAAAGACCTGAACTACTTGAGAAGCTTATGACCTCGGTATTAGAGAATACCAGAAACCTTAGTGAGGTAGAAGTTTTAATTGCCATAGATGAAGATGATAATAGCTATAACCATTTAAAATTCTATTCTTGCTTTAAAGTCTTTAGAGTTAAGCGTTCACTCAATTTTTCTCAGGATTACTATACCTTCCTTGCTCATCAATCAAAAGGTAAATGGATTATAGCCGCTAATGATGATTGCTGCTTTGAGACTATGGACTGGGATGTGGTTGCTTATGATATTCTCAAGGACCTACCAAATACTATCTATGGCTGGTGTGAGGACGGCCTGGGTGAGTATAGAGCTAAAGGACACGGCAATTACTGCTGCTTCCCACTTCAAGGACGTAAAGGGTTTGAAGCTCTTGGATTTATCTTTCCAGCTAGAATACCCACTTGGGGGGCTGATATATGGTGCAAGAATATTTATGATGCCATTGATTCAGTAGTTTATTTACCAATTAAACTTATACATTATAACTATCATAACTTTACTCGTGAGCAAGATAAGGTCAGTATTCGTATTGCTGAGAACCAAGTAGCTTTTGACGTAAGGCCACATTATAGTGAAGTCAATGCCTTATTAGCTTCTCTTCGTAAGGAGCTTACTAATGAGTGATATTATCTTTGATCCTCAGATGACCTCTTATGATATGGCTTCACTAGAAGCTTTAGTTGAACAAAAGAGGCCTCATTGTGCTGTTGAGATCGGATCATGGAAAGGCCTTTCATCTAGTATCATTGCTAGATACTCTGATCTTTTATATTGTGTAGATACTTGGCAAGGTGCCATGAATGAGGAGCACATGGTAGCAGAAGCTTCTTTGAGATCAGTATTAGAGATCTTTCGTAGTAATATGAAGAACTTGAATTTAACTGAAAAAGTTAAGCCAATGGTAATGACCTCAGCCCAAGCACAAAAGATCTTTATCCCGGGTATTATTGATTTCATTTATATCGATGGAGATCATAGCTATGAGGCAGTAATGGAAGACTTTAATTGGTTCGAGAAGCTTATGCCGGGTGCTATTATGGCTGGTCATGACAATGATTCCGCACATCCCGGTGTACAGAGAGCATTAAAGGAAAGCTTTGGAGATAGCTTCAAGGCTATGGACAAATCTTCAGTTTGGTTTATACAGAAGGCTTTATAAAATGGCAATTAAGAAGAACAATTCAAAGCTTAAAGGTAAGACTCTTAAGAACAATTCTATTGGACCATTAACTAATCCTATGAGCGGTGTTTTTGATTCATTTGGATTAGGTGGAGGAGCAGCAGCTTCTCTTCCCTATGAAATGGCCAATAATAATTCTTATAATCTTATCTCCCTTCAAAGAGTATTACTTACTTATGCCTATGTCCTTCATGGTCCACTTCGTACTCTAGTAGATCAACCAGTATATGATGCCTTTCGTGGCGGTATTAAAATTAAGACTGATGAAGTAAGTCCTGAAGAAATTGAAGATCTACAAAGAGAATTAAAGAAGCTTCGAGTAGTAAAGAAGGTAGTAGAAGCCATGAGATGGGATGGCCTATTTGGTGGAGCTGGTATAATCGTTAATACCAACCAAAACTTTAGTAGTCCTTTAAATATAAAGCAGATCAAAGAAGATTCTCCTATTGAATTAATTGCAGCTGATCGTTGGGAATTAAGTTGGAATGGAGTACCCACCTCTAAGGATGCTTCTTTTACATATTATACTAAGAATGTGCATCAATCTCGTGTAGCTCGTATTATTGGTGAGCAGGCCCCCTCTCTAGTAAGACAGAGATTGCAAGGTTGGGGTATGTCAAAGATTGAATGTGTCATTCGTGAGATCTCTGCTTACTTTAAAAATAATAATGTTATCTTTGAGTTATTAGATGAGGCCAAGATAGATATTTGGAAGATCAAAGGATTTAATTCTCAGGTACTATCTCAATTAGCTCAAGGTAAGACAGCTAAGAGAATTCAAATGGCTACTTATATGAAGAACTTCCTTAATGCCATTACTCTAGATGCCGAGGATGATTACCAGCAAAAGACTATGACATTTACTGGCCTCTCTGATATGCTTGAGCAAATTCGTATTGGTATTGCAGCAGCAGTAAGAATGCCCATGGCTAAGATCTTTGGTTTAGCGGCTAAAGGCTTTGCTAGTGGGGAAGATGATATTGAGAATTACAATGCTATTGTTGAGAATGAAAGAGAGAAAGCTGAAGAGATCCTAGAGCTTATTATCCCAGTCATAATGATGAAGGTATGGGGCTTTGTGCCAGATGATTGGGCAATTGAGTGGAAGCCTTTAAGAGTATTATCTGCTGAGCAAGAAGAGAATGTTAAGACCGCTAAATTTGCTAGATATTCTTCTCTTTATTCTCAGGGCATCCTTAATCCTCAAGAATATTGTGAAGTGCTCAAGCAGGAAGGCATCCTTCAAATTGAGACTGAAGTTTCCAAAGGTACCGAACCTGAACCGCCAATGATGCAGCAAATGGACATGGGTGGAGAAGAAGGTGAAGACATTTCTGGAGCAAAAAAACCAAGCAGTGGAAAGAGTCCGACAAAGGAGAAAGAATAATGAGACGACATGAGCTAGTTGAAAAGATGAACTCAGATTATGATTCTACGGGAACTCGGGTGCTACGTCCTGGGGATACGGTTATGGGGTTCGGAGGTCGGAGAGGGGTTATTGAACAAATTATTTCAGGGGTTGCCTCTATAAGAATTACTCAAAGTCATCGTAGAGAGGATATTAATAGAATTATTCAAAGACCGTTAGGCGAACTTATTAAAGGCTAAATGAACACCCTTAAACCAATATACGACCACGATTCTTATTCAGCCCCGATTGCAAAGGAGATTTACTATGCTTTGTATTTGGCTATTTTCGCTCCTCTCTTCCAGATCATGGAAGGCAAGTCGACGGTTGAGAATGCTTCCAGTCGTTACTTGATCCAGGCTTTACGTTCGGGAAAATTGCAATACGTTGAAGGATTTTTCATTGGACAACTCAATTCAAACCTTTCAAAAGAACTTCGGGGCATCGGCGCAGTTTACAATAAAGTAAAAAAGGCCTATAAGCTGGAGACTGGCGACCTGCCCCAAGATGTACTGTTGGCAATCACAGAAGGTAACATCGAAGCAAAAGCAAAGCTAAGACAGGTCGAGGATTTCCTTAAAGCCGTCGAAGGGCAAAAGATCAAGGTGGGTGACTTAACTCCGCTCTTCGGAAAAACCTTACAGGGGTTGGACAAGCAATTCGACACCACCACAAAGAAGGTCACAGGCAAAGAGTTAGGGATTCCTTTACGTCCAGAGTTGGTGGAAAAGCTTAAAGACGACTACACCGAAAACTTAGATCTTTATATTCAGAAGTGGCACGACGAACAAATCCTGCGTTTAAGACAAAAAGTGTCTTCAAACGTACAGCAAGGTTTCCGAGCAGAGAACTTGATTCAGGACATTCAAGCGGAAAAGAAGGTGTCCTACAATAAGGCAAAGTTTTTAGCTAAACAGGAAACATCATTAATGGTATCTAAGTATCGACAGGTAAGGTATGAAGATGCCGGTATTAATCAGTATCAGTGGAGTACTTCAAGAGATCAACGTGTTCGTGATTCTCATAAACATCTACAGGGGAAGATCTTTAGGTTTGATCAACCTCCTGTAACTGATCTTGCAACCGGAGCTCGAAACAATCCCGGAGAAGACTTTAACTGCCGCTGTGTAGCAATCCCCGTTTTATCAACCGCTAATATGTTGGAGTTTGATTATGCAGACAAATAATAAACCACTTAAGGTATTAATTGCTTGTCCTACTTTAGGACTAGATCCAGATCCAGATCGCTGGCTTAATTCATTGCTCAAGATCCTTAATAATATTCGTCGTGAAGGTATTACTCATGCCCTATTTGCTCCTTATAGACAGAACTGGTGGCCTGCCAATAACGAGATCTGGGATGTAGCTTTTGCTAATAAATTTGACTATATCCTTCGTATTGATGATGATATTCATGGAGTACCAGTGGATGGCTTTAGCAAATTATTTAATGCTAATAAGACGGTAATAGGAGCTGCTTATCCTAATCGTCGGTATCCATATACAGTACAGGCTATGCTAAGGAAAGATCCTTCTAAGAGCCTAATTGAGACATTCGATAAGAATGAGCAGACACTTGAATCGGTACAATTCCATGGCTATACAGGTGATGATATTCAAAAGGTAGATCTAATTGGCTTTGGTATGACCCTAATTAAAGTAGCTCCTTTTAAATATCTGGAAAGACCTATTTATAAGGGAGATGAAGTTTGTCCTGATGATTCTTATTTTGCTCAGATATGCCTAGATAATAATATTCCTCAGTATGTGCACTGGGGAGTAAGACTTAATCATGCACATGTAAGCTTTGCTAATTCTGGTCATCTATTTAATGCTGATGTCTTGGCTGCTCATCCTGGACTAAATGAAGATAGTAAGAATGTTTATTTAGCTGAACCACTGGATCCACCAAGTGATAATAACTTACCTAATAAAGAGTTTGAAATGAAAGGGGCAGATGCATGAGAAGACACGAGTTAGTTGAAAGAAGAAATAGTAAATACAAAAACTATGAAATCCGAGAGCATAAAGGCGGATTCATGGTTTATGATGACCGTGGTGTATTTATTGATGGAGCATTTGAAACCTTAGAAAAAGCTAGGGCTTTTGTAGACAAAGCTTATCAATCTGAAAAGAAAAATGGCTACTATGGAGTAGGTGATGAGATATTAGAAAAGAGAAATAAGAAGTTTAAAATTACCATGGAAGATGGAGAAGCCTATACTTTAGAAGCTCCTAATGAAGAGGCTGCAGCAAAGAAACACTCACAAACTGTAGGCGGCAAGGGTTCTAAAATTAAGACTATTGAGGAACAAAATGGAAATTAAGAATGGTAAAGATTGGCCTGAAGTATATTCCTGCAAATTCCTTGAGGCAGGTATAGTCTCTTATGAAGATTCTGGTGCTGGTATAGCCCTATTGAAAAAAGAGACTATTGATAAGATGAAGCATACTTTTATTGGTAGACCAGTTATTATTGATCACCAGAATGTGACTCCTGAGAATTACGATAAAGTAGCCGTTGGTTATGTAATTAATGTAAGATTCAATTCAGAAGATGCTTGGTTCTATGCAGACTTCATTATCACGGACGACGAAGCAAGGGCTTTGATCGACGACAAGGGATATTCAGTTTCCTGCGCATATAACGTACTAGACGTAGCAGAAGGGGGTTTATGGCACGACATCAAATTCGACGGAGAGATTACTGACGGTTCATTCACGCATTTAGCGTTAGTGAATTCTCCACGGTACGAGGATTCTAAAATCACAAAGCAGTTACCAGCTATGCTGGTGAATGGAAAGACTGCTCATTATCTAAACAATCAAGAGGAGAGTGAAATGTCAATCTTTAAATTATTCAAAAAGAAGGAGAATGAAAAACAAGAAGACGCTTCTGCTCTTCATGTTGCTTTAAATGACAAAGCCGTTCCCCTTGCAGACGTTCTTCGGTACTGCATTAATGGCAAGAAATTAGAGTTTGAAAATTATGCCGCCAGTAATGACAAAGAAAAATATGTTGCCAAAGATGAAGACATCGTTGATATGAATGGCAACACGGTCAGTATTGGTGAACTCAAAGCCTGCTATCTTATGAAATCTGAGAATGAAAAGAAAAACTCTGATGACAAAAAGATGGAAGAAGATGAAGCCAAGAATGAGAAAGAAGAAGAGGAAAAGAAGAAAGCTGAAGAAGATAAAAAGAATGCTAAGGAAGAGGAAGAGAAAAAAGCTAAGGAGGACGAAGAGAAAAAGAACGCTGCAGCTGAAGAAGAAAAGGCTAAGGAAGAAGAGAAGAAGAACTCCAAAGCTAAGTCCGATGCTTTCTTCCTTGAATTAAGTAACGCAAGCAAAAACTTTGATGCTCTAGAAAATGAATCTGGTTCTCCTGCTCCTAAAACTCGTGCAGAGAGAGCAGCTGAATTTAGAGCTAAAACCAATAAAAAGTCTTAACAATCGAAAATAAAACAGGAGGTTATAGCAATGCCTATTCAATTGAATCAGTTTAAACTCAGCAACCAACTTGGTGAAGTGATGAACCCGGCAGCTAATGTTATTGCCGTTCGTCTTTCTAGTACTTATACGCCTTCTGGTGCAGCTGGTGACGTAGTTAAATTCAATGCCACCGAAGACGGTGATACCCCAGTGGTTAATCCAGCTATCTCTGGTGATGCCGGTCAGGGTGTTATTCTCTTCAATGCAAAGAAAGCTACCTATGCTGCTTTAGATGTAACTGAAATTGCCTTGGAAGGTACAATCGTTACCATGGCTGCTGCTGGTACATTACCGAGACGACAATTAGTTTCTTGGAACTCAGTTAGTAAGTATGTTCAAGCAACTGCTACGAACCAGAACTACATTGGTATTACCCTTGATGAAGCTTCAGCTGCAGGTGATATTGTTCGGGTATTAATTCGTCCTACACCTAACGCTTTGGCATAATTTTAAAATAAAAACTAAGGAGGAAATTAAAAATGAATTACAAAGGTATTGAACCAGCTAAGTTCCAAAAAATGATGGAAGAGAAGTATAATACCAAGAAGTTCAGAGGATTGGAACTCATGAACGCTAATGGTGATATTGCTACTTCTTCTTTATCATACCAATATGCTACTGATCGTTTGACCTACATTCGTCAACGTATCGTGGAGCAATCGTTCTATGAGATTAATCCTTCTGACTACTTTGATGTCATCCCTGGTGAAGGAGCATTCTCTGCTCAGATCATTACCCAGGCTTCCATCAAAACAGGAGCTAGTTTTAAATCTGGTAAGATCAACACGGCTGGTCATAACAGCAAATTAGCTACTGCTGATGCTGCTGTTACACCGTTCTACACCTACGTCCGTAACTGGGCCTTAGCTATCGAATACAGCATTTTCGATATTCAACAGGCTTTGTTCACGGGTTCTTGGGATCCAGTTGAAGCTAAAGAACGTGCCCGTAAAATGGACTACGATCTTGGTATTCAGGAAATTGCCTTCTTAGGTGATACTGATGATCTTACAAACTTCCCTGGTCTCTATACTCAGCCGAATGTTAATATCAACACCACGTTGATTCCAGCTGACATCCAGAGCATGAGCACAGCACAGTTCTCTACATTAGTTGCTGGTTTAATCGGTGCCTTCTTATCTAACTGTAATCAAACCCGGTTCCCGAATACGTTTATTATTCCTCAAGACGTATATGCAGGTTTGGCTACTCCTCTTTCTCAAACCTATCCTAACATTAGCATGTTGAATTACTTAACTCAGGCTTTCAATCAGATTGTCCCGAATGGTAATTTCAAGATCTTACCGTGTGCTTATGGTATGGATGATTACAATACGGTGGCTGGTGTCAATAAACAACGCTACATCTTAATGCGTCGTGATATTGATACTGTCTTCCAAGAACTTCCGGTTGACTATCAAACAACGGCAGTTGGTACATTGAATAACTTCAACTTCCAGAACGTTGCCTATGCTCAATATGCAGGGGTTACGGCCTTGAAACCATTGGAGATCTTGTACTTAGATAAAACCTAATTACCATAGACTTGGGAGGGTGGGGAATAATAGTCCTGCCCTCCCACAAATAAAAGGAGTTAACGATGTATAGAATTACAAATGGTTCCAACCGGTCCTTTATCGTTAGGTCGGAAGATGTAATCAAGGGAGCAAGTGCTGGGCATAAGAAGGAAGAAAAGATTATTGAACCTGGTAAGGGTATTATTGAAGTTACAGATAAGCTTGGTAAGAATTTAGTAAGCTATCCCGGAATTACCGTTATTGAAATTGTTAAAGAAACCAAAGGAAAATAAAATGAGTTGGACACTACCAACCGTAGCTATTTTTAAGACTCAGTTTTATCGAGACTTTCCTTATGCTCCAGATAGTGACTCAAGTAACCTAGATTATGTGATTGATCTAGACATTACCAATGCTATTAATGAAGCTTTTACTAACTTCAATTATAGTTTATTTGGTGATCAGGCTGTTACGATATTTTTATATCTAGCAGCTCATACCTTAGTTACTAATATTAGAAATTCATCTATGGGCCTCTCATCTTTAGCAAAGTTTGCCTTAGAATCTAGTTCAGTTGGTGGAGTATCAATATCAAATAACATTAATGATAAGTTTGCAGGTGATCCTGCATTCTCTGGTTATCTAACAACTGGTTATGGTAAGAAGTATTTAGATCTCGTCTATCCATATACAGTTGGAAACGTTGGCATAAGCTGTGGTATTACTACTGCTGCCTAAGGATTAATATGAGCTCCAAGGTTACCAAAATTGGAAATTCAAGTTCAGTTAAACTAGATCTAACTGGTCTTAAATCCTTGATAAAAAATATCAATTCTCAGTATACAGTTAAGGTTGGTATCCTTGGAGGAGATGCTACACAAGTCCATCAAAGAAAGGAAACAGGTGCATTAGCTAAAGGAGGCGGTCACAAGAAGGGTAAAAATGACTCACCTACTACTAATGCTGAGATTGGTCTAGCTCATGAAAAGGGTATTAAGTCAAAGAATTTACCCAGACGTTCATGGCTTGAAGTACCACTACAGGATCACCTAAATGAATACTTTAAGAAGCTAGGGCCTGAAGTAATTTCTAATATGTTAGTCAATCAACCTAAATTAGCTTTTCAACACCTAGGGCTTGTTTGTGAGCAAATAATTTTAAAGGGCTTTGAGACTAATGGTTTTGGGAAGTGGAAAGCCCTTAAGCAGTCTACCATTAACGCTAAAGGATCAGACCGTATTCTAGTAGATACAGCACAACTTAAAAAATCTGTTACCTCTGAGGTTGTAAGTAAATGATTAAGAATGGTAAAGACAAAGCTTTTGGACAATCATCTGCTGGACTACCTGATGTCTCACCTGCTGTGATGAACTTATTTCAACCAGTAGCTGTAGGCATAATTAAAGCTACACAGATTAATGGATATACTCAAACTATTATTTCCAGCAGGATAAAGACTAAAGGCGTACGTATTCAAACCTCCAATCAACTAGTTATATCAAAGACCGGTGAAAGAATCTGGGACTCAGTTGAAATATACCTTTTAAATGATATTAACCTAGAGGCTGATGACTTATTTTTATTTCAAGGAATACAGTATCGAGTAGTGACTACTGAGGAGTGGTCAGAGTATGGCTATAATAAATACTCAGTTGTCCAAGATTATACTAAAATTTATAACCCATTACCTAATGTCCTATGATTAGATCTGATGGTATACCACAAACTTCTCTTGACCTTTTACGCCTGATTCTAATTAATCAAATGGGCCTAGAAGGTGATCGGGTTAATATTTATGATGAAAAATGGAAGATCCCAGCTTATGAAGATCTATTCATTACTCTAGAATATCGTAATGCTAGGTGCATAGCTAATCGTAATACCTTTATCTCTACCGGTGGAGATCCCATAGAAGAGCAGGATGTGAATATGCTTGAGAACATTACGGTAGGAGTTTTCTCAAGAGACCGCTCAGCTATGCAAAGAAAAGAAGAAGTCTTAATGGCGATCATGTCACAATATGCTCAATTTATCCAGGAGTCTTATGCATTCAAAATAGCAAGAGTTGGTTCTATAGATGATCTTTCTAGCTTAGAGGGTGCTGCAATGCTGAAAAGATATGATATTAATTTAACTATATTTGCTTGGTATCAAAAGATTATTACAGCTAAATATATTTCACCTCCATTCCTAGTGAGAGTTACTGCTAATGATCCAGGAGTTGGAAAAATGACAAACCAATTTACTCAGATATTAACTCAACCAACATAAAGGAGCATAATGAATGTCTACACTTCCACTAAGTAACGTAATTTCTGTGAATGTCTTTTTTCCACCTACTGGGGTGGGAGCATTCAATGTTAATAACTTAGCTTTATTTACCAGTGATGCTTTTCTAAGCAATCCGAGTCTTGATACTTATCGTGTTTATACTTCTGCCCAACAAGTAGGAGTAGATTTTGGTACAACTACAGAAACCTATCAACAGGCAGTAGCGGTATTTTCTCAGCAGCCTAATATTCTAGCAGGTGGTGGTACTCTAATTATCTTTCCGAGTTTTGTTAATAGTGCTATTAATGCTATTAGTATTGGAGCAGCTGGAACTGGCTATGTAATTGGTGATCTTCTTAATGTAGTTCAAGGATCAGCTTATGGTGGGGTAGTTAGGGTTACTACAGTATATGCAGGAGCAGTTACAGGAGTTACCTTAGTTTCAGGTGGTGCTGGCTACTCAGCAGCAGCTGGCTTAGCTACTACTGGTGGTACGGGTGGTGGATGTACTATTACTATTGCTTCAGTTACTACAGAAACATTAACTCAAGCCATTGCTCGGGTATCTGAAATGGTTTACTTCTGTGGTATTATCTCAACAGCTTATGGACTAAATTCTACCTGGGCGGCATTAGCTACAGCAGTTCAGTCCTATGGTAATAAGCTTTTATTCTTACCCTCTAATGCTCTTACTGATATTCCAGGGGTATTTACTACTATTAAAGATGCCACTAATTACTATACTCGGTGCCTATATTACTCAGGTACTGCTTTACAATCAAGACTATTTGCAGCGTCCTATGCAGCTAGACTCTTATCTGTAGACTTCACTGGATCATTTACTGCTATTACTATGAACCTTAAGCAGCTCTCAGGAGTTACAGCTGATAGTGGTATTAGTACTACAGTAGCTGCCTTATGTGCTACAGCTGGGGTTGATGTATATGGCTCCTATGCCAATGTGCCGGCTACTATCTCAAATGGTACGAATAAATATGCAGATCAAGTATTCAATCTTATCTGGTTTGTCTTAGCTCTTCAAGTAGCTGGGTATAATGCTTTAGCTACCGTATCGACTAAGATTCCTCAAACTGATAGTGGAATGAATCTTTATAAAGGAGCATTAAAACAAATTTGTGAACAGGCAGTTGCTAATGGGTATCTTGCTCCTGGTACTTGGACAGCGGTAGATACTTTTGGTAATCAGGCTGACTTCCTAAATAATATTCTTTCAAAGGGATACTATATTTATTCAGCTCCTATTAACCTACAAACAGTAGCAGCTCGTGCAGCACGTCAAGCACCACTAGTTCAGATAGCAGTTAAAGAAGCTGGAGCTATTCAATCCAGTGTTATCAACGTATATGTTAATCCGTAATTCTAAAGAAGGAGACGATAATGTCAATTGTAGCAATGACTGGTAAAGATACTATTACTATCAACGGTCGAAACTTTAATGACTTTGCCGATGGTATAGTAGCAGAAATTGATTTCCCAAATGATGTAGTTCAAATGAAAACTGGAAAGAATGGTAATACAATTTATGGCCTTAACAATACTGGAAAACAATCAGGAGTAAATTTAAGACTAATCTTAGGCTCTTCAGATGATATTTTCTTAAATAATCTTTTATTAAACATGCAGGCTAACTTTGCTGGCTTTGCTTTAATGGCTGGTACCTTCGTTAAGAATGTTGGTGATGGAGCTGGTAATATTAAGTCGGTCACTTATGTTATGTCAGGTGGAGTATTTAAGGGAGCAGTCAAGGCCATGGAAAATTCTGATGGTGATACCAATCAATCAGTTTCCGAATGGCGTCTATTATTTAGCAATGCGCCCAGAGCGATAGGTTAAGCCCATGGAACCATTTAAAAAGACACTCGAGTCCGGAGCGGAATTGACCATCAGCCTAGCGTCTTTTCCGGAAGGACACCGTCTATTCAAAGCGGTAACAAAAGAATTACAAAGTATTGATCTAGCTGAAGATACAGTTCAAAAGCTATCCATGCAATTAGTTTCCAGTGAGGCAATTGAACAAGCTTTATGGCCTTGCATGGCCAGAGCAACATATGATGGCTTAAAGGTAAATCAGGAACTATTTGAAGACGCAAAAATAAGATGTGACTTTTTAGAAGTCATGAAGGAGGTACTTGGTTTTAACCTCGTCCCTTTCTCAAAAAACCTAGGTTCATTGTCAACAGCCATATTCCGAAAAGATATAAATATCCTAGAGTAGAAATACATGTTGACGAATCAATAGTTATTGTGCTTAGGTTAAGTAAAAATGGATATGGCAGTATTAAAGAATTAATGGAGTTACCATCTGAAATGGTTTTAGCAGCTTGGGAATATGATAACTTTATTCAGGATTTAGAAAGTGCCACTATGGAATTAAATAAGGACCAAAAATGAAAGTAGCAGAATTATTCGCAGAGGTTGGTTTTAAATTTGATTCTATTAAATTAAGAGAAGTAGGTAAGTTACTCGGTGACCTTAACCTCTCTTCTATTATTGGTGCTACATCATTAACTGCTTTAGGACTAAAGATAGTTGATGTAATGGGAGCAGCTAGTAAAGCTTCAGTAGCACTATTAAACCTAAAACAAGCTACGGGATTAGACCCAGTTAGACTACAGCAACTTGATGTTTACTTTCAAAAATTTGGTGCTAGTGCAGGTGAAGCTCAACAAGCACTTTATAATTTGAATAAACTAAGACTAGAAGTTTTACAGGGTAAAGGAGATCCTCAGGCTTTTATTTTAACTGGCTTATTACCCACTACTGATACTTTGAAACTCCTTGATCAAATTCATGAAAAGTTTAGCGATACTTCTTTCCTTAAGAATTGGGCTGGGTCATTTGCTCAAGGTGCACAATCTCTTCAAGAAATGAGAGCAGCCTGGAAAGATATGATAGCCAACCAATTTGGTATTCCTTCTAGTATGTTAAGAGGCCTAGATCAATCAAATGAAAAGTGGAGAGAGATGAGTAAGATCTTAGCCTTAAATGAGGAAGAGATTAGGCTCAATGCTGAAGTCCATGAGAAATGGGTTGCATCAATGAATGACCTAAATGTAGAAATACAAAAGGTAGTTACTAACCTTACTCCTATAGCTATTGAAGTATTAAAGATTGTAGATGCTGTAGTAATCCTAGAAAATAAATTTCAAGTTCTCGGTGGCTTTATTGAGAGACTAAAAATAATTGGTACTTTTACTAAAGCAGCTGCAGCAGATTTTAATAATTCCATACTGAGTAAGAGAGATAAGTTCAATAGGTTCTTGAATCCAGTTCCAGCTAATTCTCCCGCTGGTCAAAGTATGAAACAAACAAATAATGTTACTGTTCACGTCAATGCTAATAATCCCGAAGAGTTTGTAACTAAATTTGATTCGGTATTTAAAAAATATCTTTCTAACGCTGACATTCAATTCGGACAACAACGATGAGCCTAAACTTAAACTTTGCTTCAAAGAAACCAAACTTAGTTCAGAATGCTGCTAATCTACTTTCTTCAGTAGTGAATCAAGCTATAGTTAGGCCACTAGGAATGCCCAATGTTGTAGGAGTTTCTGGGTTTGTAATGGACATACTTGATGATGAAGAAATAAGCTTAGACTCAGATATTACTGATCACTATGTAGAACAGAATTATGCTATACAAGACCACATAGCACTAAGGCCGGTTAGGTTTTCTCTTAAGGGATTAGTAGGCGAACAAGTAGATACCATACCAAATTCTTTAGCTAGTATCTTTACCCAGGTAACTGGTCTTTCTACTTTGGGTGGACTAACTCCTCAATTCAATATCCAGGATGCTCAATTCTATGCTAAGGTAAATGATGTAGTTCAGTTAGGCACTAATGTTCTAAAGCAGGTAAAGAACGTATTTCAACTATTTGATCAATCCTCTACTACAACTAATAAGCAACAAACTGTATATCAGTTCTTCTACAATATGTGGAAAACTAGACAACTGTGCTCAGTAGAAACTCCATTTGCAGTATTTGAGAACATGGCCATAGAATCAGTTCGTGCCTATCAATCTGGGGATACTAACCTTATTAGTGAATTTGTAGTTACCTTTAAACAAATACAAACGACTTCTACTACAGTCTTCTCTGGCAATACCAGTTCTATAGTAGCTCAGAACCTTGGGTCTATTTCTAATTTACCTCGTGAGGCAGGCGGACGCTTTGAACAAATGACTTCTCAACCTGTAAGTTTAGGCACAGATCCTGGGAAGTCCAATGACTCAAATGGCAATTTAATTTCAGTAGCAAATACTTCTCAAAATCTCTATATTCAACAAGCCGGTGCCCCAAATGAGTATTAGTCTATGAAGCAGATAACCTCTTTAACTAATGATGCAAATCAAGTATTGGCCATCTTGCTAGATGATGGGACCAGGGTTAATATTACTCTAAGCTATTGCCCCAATCAGCTGGGATGGTTTTACTCCCTAACCTACAATGACTTTGTAGTTAATAATCGTAGGATAGTTAATTCACCTAATATGCTAAGACAGTTCAGAGACATTATCCCATTTGGATTAGCCTGCTTAGTCGTAGATGGTTATGAACCAATATACCAAAGTGATTTCGTAGATGGTAGAGCAGCATTATATATTTTAAATGAACTGGATTTAGTTGAGACTGAGACTTTAATAACAATAACTTTACCAAACTTTGTAGGCTATCCCTTAAACTAATGCCATTAATTACTAGCACAAATAAATTCCAGAGAACCTACACTATGCAAATTCAAGGCATAGATGGTACCCTTTTCAATATAGGTTCCGAGAATGGTGAAAGCCTTCTAACTATGGAATTTTCTGTAAGACGTGATGTTTTAGCTTCTGCTCAATCAGGTACCTTTCGTATTCGTAATCTAAATTCCAGTATTAGATCACAGATTTATAAGGATTGGTTTGATACTGGAAGATTGCCTACACTAATAGTAAAAGCTGGGTACTTAAATACTCCTCTCTCTACCATATTTAATGGCATTGCTTTATCTATATCCTCATGTCGGGAAGAGGGAGGTACAGATTTTATTACTGAGATTGAAGCACAAGACTACTCATTAATCATGTCTAATAGCTTCTCTCATTGGACTATAGGGGACAATAGCAATCCAGTAAATCAAGAAGGAATAATTAATAGGCTGATAGATGACCTTAAACTTACTGCTACTAAGTATGGTAAAACCCTTTCAACAGGGGTAGTAGGTGGCTTCTTAGCTAATCGTTATACCTATACCGCCAATGATTATACCTGGAATCTACTACAGGTAGAAACTAATAGGCTTTCATATATTGATAATGGAAAAATCTATTGCCTACCTAACAATTATGTATTTGAAGGTGATGTTAATTTGGTATCTTCTGAGACTGGGCTGCTGGGTAGTCCTCGCAGATACCAAAGTAATCTAGTAGCCGAAATGGTATTTGAACCTTCTATTATTCCTGGACAACAGATTTACCTAGATACAAATTTAGATAAGTCTTTTAATAGCTCTCAGAATGGAACCTATAAGGTTACAGGAGTTCAACATGCCGGAGTAATTTCTTCAGCTGTAAGTGGTAAATGTAAGACGCTAATAACTATGCAACTTATTGGAACTCCCTTTGTGGCAAGGTTTGGATTATGACAGATAATATTTCAAATAATAGGTATATAGTACCAGACTTAACTGAGTTTCTTTCTAGAAGAATGAATGACATTTCAGCAAGAATTAATTGCTTGACTATGGGGACGATCATCTCTTTTAATGCCACTAATCAAACGGCAATAGTCTCGGTTAATTTCCAGAAGGTAATAAAAGGAGTAAACCCTACTAGTATTGTTGGTGAAGTTTCAGATATGGTTATTAATTATCCCACTTTAGTAAATGTACCAGTAGCCTTTATGAATGGAGGAGGTGGATATTTAACCTTCCCGATTACTCCAGGAGATACTTGTATTTTATTATTTTGTGATCGTGATATGGATATCTGGTTTGCTACTGGACAGGTAGTTCCACCAAACTCTGAAAGACTACATGATATAAATGATGCTGTTGCTTTAATAGGTATAAGAAACCTACAGCAATCATTAGTAGGATATTCAACTACTCAAGTACAGCTAAACTTTCCAACTGGCCTAGTAACAGTAAATGACTTAACCGGGGAAAGACTAAATCAAGCTGGATTCCTTCAGCCTTATGCGGGATCAACTGCTCCCTCAGGCTGGTTATTGTGCTATGGTCAAGCTATCAGTCGTACTACCTATGCTACGCTCTTTGCCATTATAGGCACAACCTATGGTTCTGGAGATGGATCAACTACCTTTAATGTACCAGACTTAAGAGGCCGTACAGTAGCTGGCCTTGATAATATGGGTGGTTCCAATGCTAATGTTTTAACTAATGCCTACAACCCTAATAGAAATACCTTAGGTGGTAATACTGGAGAAGAAGCCCACCAACTTAGTATTCCAGAGATGCCAGAACATGATCACCCCGGTAGTACTGCTAATACTAGAAATGACTCCTCAGCTGCTGGTGGTGCTGATGCAGCAGTTCAAGCTCAATTAATCAATAGTCTTATAAACGTTACAGTAGCTCCTCAAGGTAGTGACACACCTCACCAGAACGTTCAACCTACAAAGATGGTTAATTGGATTATAAAAATATGATCATTAGAGCATTAGATATAAATCACGATTGGACATTTGGTAAGGGTAAAGAGAACTACCTATCAGCTCAATTAGCTATTGCTGAGAATATCCAGACGAGAATATTATCATTTTTTGGTAATTGCTTTTTTGATATGTCAGCTGGTATTGAGTGGTTCACTCTTTTAGGTACTCCTAATAGTGACCAGCAAATCCTATTAAATGTCAGAGCTATAATCCTTCAATCCTATGGAGTTGTAAGTGTGAATAGTTTAACACTAAATTCTACTAACTCTAGTCGTAGAGCAACTCTGACTTACAACATAAATACTATCTATACTCAAAATTATACCCAAACCTTAGAGGTAGTCCCAAATGTCTAATCAAATAACAGCAGCTGGAATTCAAATTGAAACCTTTGAACAAATTGTAGCAAATATCACTAATGGTACTTCAGATACTCCTGGTTTGATTCAGATTTACGGGGCTGATATTAACGTGGCCTCAAATTCACCAGATGGACAAATGATTAATATCTATGCTCTTTCAAAAATGGATATTTTAAATCTCTGTGTAGCTATCTATAATTCCATGGATCCAGATCAAGCTGTGGGAGTATCATTAGACCGTATTGCTCAAATTTCAGGATTGACAAGGAAGCCGGGAACTTATACACAAGTGGCCATCGATGTGGTAACTAACCAGAGTGTTAACCTGAACGGACTTGATACTTCCACTCCCTTTACTATACAGGACTCTAATGGTAATTTATTCTACCTTATTACTTCAGCTTCTCTTTCTTCTGGAACTACTAGCCTTAGTTTCCAATCAGCAGCAATTGGTTTTATCCAGGTATTGGCAAATACTTTAACTACTCCAGTAACAATTGTAGCCGGGGTAGTGAGTGTAAATAATCCAGCAGTTCCTACTCAAGTAGGTACGAATCAAGAGACGGATGCTAATTTCAGATTACGTCGACAAGCTTCTACTGCTTTCCCAGCACAAAGTTCTTTGAAGGCTCTCTTTTCAGGACTAAATTCTCTGGTAGGAGTAACTGAGGCTGTAGTTTATGAGAATACTACTAATGCAGTAGATGCTGATGGTATTCCAGCACATGGCATTTGGGTAGTTACTGACGGAGGTACAGCAGCACTAATTGGAGAAACAATTTATACTTATCGGAACTTAGGTATACCGATGAAAGGAACCTTAACTTACGTTATTACTCAAGTAGATCTTTCAACTATTACTATGCAATATGATTCAGCAGTAAATGAAAATCTTTACCTACAGGCAACTCTAGTTTCCATTAGTGGTTCAGCCATTGATCGGACGGCAATAAAAGAAGCTCTAGTAACTAACTACATTTTAGGTATTTATGATCCAGCAGATGTTTCAACTCTAAATATACAGATCAGAGCTATTAACCCAGATGTAGTTTGCTCAGGATTAGGAGTTTCTAATGATGGAGTTACCTGGGTAAATCTTTTGAGTCCCTTATCTAAAAAGAATAAATTTGTTCTATCAACCGCTAGAATAACGTTGAGCTAAAGCCATGACACTAACTGAAGCACTAGACTATTATGCAAATCAATTAATTATCCAATATGCCGAATTACCTAAGGCAAAAGATACCATTAAGTGCCTAGTGAACAATGCTGCTTGTGATGGATTAGTCTTTTCTCTTCAAGATGCTTTTAATCTAGACACAGCTTCTGGTCAACAACTAACCATCTTAGGAAATATTGTAGGAGTTCCCAGAGAAATATTTGGCCTTGATCTTACCCATGAATTTTTTAATTTTACTAGGTACTCAGGAGTTCCAGCTAGTATTGGATTTAATCGCTTTAGTACTCCAACAGATACTTACTATATTTCACGTTGGCAAACTACAACTTCATATACCACTACAGACTTTGAATTACTATCACTAATAAAGATTAAGATCATTGCTAACAATAATTATACTTCTTTGAAAACTATTAAGGAAGCTTTATATGAGATCTTTGAAGGAGCAATAGACGTGGTAGATAACCTTGATTATACTATTACTTATAATCTACAAAATCCGTACCATAACGTTGGAACAATTTGTGCTTTTCTTGGCAACATACTACCTAAACCAATGGGCGTAGGTATCACGATTGTTAATATCTAGGAGAATTAAATGGCAAAGCTACTTAGAAAAACACTATTACAATTCGGGAGCACAGTAAATGCTGGATCTGAAATTGGTCAGTTTGGTTCTTATGCTGCTCCAATATATTCAGCAGATATTGCTACTCTACAAGCAGGAACTGCCTGGCCAAGAGGTTGGGCAGCTGAAACAATAGCAACCAATCGACCTTTTCTTGAAGACATGAATGCAGTAGACTATGTCTATGGCTATATGCTGGCCTACTTACTTCAAATGGGTATTCCCGAATATGACTCAGCAACAACCTATTACCTTGATAGCTATGTTCAGATTGCTGGACAGATCTACCAATCACTTGCAGACAACAACACTGGTAATGCTCCTGCTTCTTCTCCTGCAAGTTGGCAGCCTGGTATTGGTGCTAAGAACACTGAGACTTCAGGGGTTGTAAAGATGTTTGCTGGAGCAATTGCTCCTACTGGCTATTTAATATGTAACGGTGCCGCAGTTAGTAGAGCGACCTATGCAGCCCTTTTTGCAATTTGCGGTACAACTTATGGTGCAGGAGATGGGGCAACAACCTTCAATATTCCAGACTTAAGAGGAAATGTAGCAGTAGGATATAAAGCAGCTGATTCTGATTTTGGTACTCTAGGAGCGAACCCTGGAGCAAAGACACATACCTTAACTACCTCAGAAATGCCAGCACATAGTCACTCTACCTGGTATGCTCATAACTCTGGAAGCGGTAGTGAATCTCCGGCAGGTGGTAGTAATACCAATAGACAAGACGCTTCTACTTCAACTGAAGGTGGTGGAAATGCACACAATAATATTCAACCTTCATTGGTTCTTAATTACATCATCAAAACTTAAGGATCTTATATGCAGAATAATTGTGAAGTAGCTATCGATATCGTAAGAGGAACAGATTTTTATTTACCAATTATTTATATGGTAAGTGTAGAATCGATCGGACTAAAATATCCAGTTAATATCACTGGGTACAGTGTGCAAATGCAGGTAAGACCAACGGTGGGTTCTACGGGTACACCACTAGTGAATATTTCTACGGCACTGGGTACAATTTTAATTGATGGACCAAATGGAAAAATAGAATTATTAATCCCTAAAAGCGTAACCACTACTCTTCCAGTAGGAAGCTGGAGTTATGATGTTTTAGTAACAAACGTAAGTGGGTGGACAGAACAAATTATTTTCGGGACGGCTAATGTTATTGAAAGGACTACTAAATGAATCCAGGAATAGTGCTACTACAACAGCAGAAAGTAATTGAGGCACTATCTCAATTTCCCATTCTACCCCAGTATCGAAACTTCTCGATTGTCGCTACTTCAGACGGACAAACGGATTTTGAACTTGACGACTATCCGGTATTGACTGGAATTATTTCCGTGAACATAAATGGGATAGCTCAGGATCCTTTAAACGGAGATTACACTATTTTGGACAGTACCCTGACTGTAAGTCCTGGAAGAGACATCGGAGACAAGGTGGCTGGTTTTTATCAAGTCATGACTCCGGTGGTGGGGGCTAATGTTCTTAATTTTGCCTCGTACTATGAATTGGTCGGCACAGCTAGCAAGACCGTATTCACACTTTCTTTCCAGCCTAACCCTATTGTGTACGTAGCAGTGAACGGAGTTGTACAAGACAACTTAGACTATACAATAAATGGTTACACATTAACCTTGAACGTAGGATTAGATATAAACGATAAACTATATGTAGTCGGAATTAACAGCTAAGGAGAAACAAATGAAAAAATGGTTTTTAAGTTTACTTGCAATCCTACTTTCGTCATCTTTAGCTTTTGCTGATACGAGAGTCCCAGCCAAGGACGTGACAGTTAATACGTCTACCTTCGGAGACAATATACCTGTCAACGCAAACACAGTCCAAAAGGCTCTTCAGGCTGTCAACGATGCCACCTTTGGTGGTACCCCAGCAGGTTCTACTGGGCAGTTTCAGTATAATAACGGAGGGATCTTTGCTGGCGGTAACATGCTTTACACGGACGGTACAAACATCGGGATTGGTAATGCTTCCCCAACCCAGAAACTGGACGTTACTGGAACTGTGAAAGCCACCACGTTTAGTGGTAGTGGTTCGGGATTAACCTCCATTCCTGCAGCGCAACTTTCTGGACAGGTGCCCTTAGCTAACGGTGGTACTGGTCTTTCTAGTGCTGCTGATGACGCTACTGTGGTATCTAATGGTACAGCATTTCAGGCTACGATACTTCCTTCGTGTACTGACTCTGGAGGGAACCATTTGAACTATGATGCTACTACGAATTCATTTAGTTGTGGAACTAGTAGTGGAGGAGGTAGTCAGGTTACTGGAGCCTTCACACAGCTGACATCTTGTCCAGCTGACATTGTAGCTTATATGGCAGCATTACCAGAAAGTACAAGAGTTCAATTTCCTGCGGGATGTTCATATACTCTTACTACCGCTTCAACGGTTGAAATTCCTAGCGGTGTGTGGGTAGACTTTGCTAATACTCTATTTAATAGAACAGCTACGGCTGCAGCTATTATTACAGCTACTACCAAAGACGTAACTAAACCTATGTATATTGGTAATGTCCGTTGCACGGGAGCCTTTGCTACTTCGTGTATAAGTATTAATCAAAATGCTGGTACGGTGGGTAGCGAAAATGCTTTCATATTAAGGAATATTCAGTTTGATTTTACTCCCGATGCCTCCATGACAACTGTTTACGGTTTTGTTATTAACGATTCAGGTTACGTAATCGATGGAGTACGTGGGAATATTTTAACTTCTTCAGCAACAACAAGCGCATGGGGTATTCGTACTCCGATGAATTCAACTGCAGAAGCAGACATGTCGGGGTCAATCAATGATTGGAACGTTAGAGTTGATTGCCAATCCTACGCACCGACTTTCTGTAGAGGTCTTGATGTTGCCTACCAGAACGCATCCGCAGGCGGAAGTTTATTTAATACGTATGCAAAGGTAAGTAATTTTTATAGCTATGCTCACTCTGGTGGTGCGACCGGAACAGGTGAAGCCTGTAAGGTTACCAATGACTCAGGGCATGGAACAGTAAACGAAACCTGGTGGTCTAACGGGGTATGTGATGGGGTATCTTCTGACTTCCGTGACGGTTCTGGATTTGGTGATCCAGTAATAGCCCATATTGATAACGTGGAATTCACGAACGGTAAATACTCCCTCAAATCAACGGGTACTTATACTCTAAAGGGATCTTCTGGAAAGACAAGTAACTTTTGGACAATTAGTTCTAGTGCAACTACTTCAATAGACTCACAGAGCTACATAGCTCCTTTTATAGCCTATGTTGTTGCTACCAACGATCGAGTTTACTTCCCACCATCAATGCAATTCAATGCGGCTCTCTCTATTACTAAGTCGGTACACCTGATTGGAAGCGGTACTGATGGATGTACTCACATAGCTACTTACGGAGGAACAAACACACAGCTTTTCAATGTTACAGCAGACAACGTTTCTATTGAAAATTTCTGCTTAGATCTTATCGGAGGTTGGAGCGGAATCCTGGTTAACGGTACGGGGGGAACCAGCCTTGCTAGTGTTAATCTCAGGAATATTAAAATTAATAAACCAACTGCAAGCGGTAACAGTACGGGAATTATATACAATGACGCTGGAGGATCAATCTATAATCCAGTAATCAACATAGCTTGTGCCTCTGGAACCTGTCTCGGTATTTCTAGTACACAAGCTTCTACTTTAGATGCGGTCTCCACTCTGAGTGTGTATAGTCCGAATATTATCATTCCAGCGACTACCGGGGTATCTAAGGCGTTTGAATTTACGGATACCGGAGCTACGTTTGCTTCTACCTTCAACGTGTACGGAGGATACTATCGTACCAGTAAATCCACAGGATCAGCCTACGGTATTTACGCTAGTGGTCCACTGATTACGGCTAACCAATACGGTCTCATGGGAGCAGCTGATACCATAAACACGTACGCAGTAAATGACGCCGTCATCAATAGCAATTCTTCTCCGTTCATTTCTCCACTTACTATCGGAGGATCTGGAATTTCTGCCTCAGGGTTCTCTTCATTCGCAGGAGGAATTAATCTACCCAGTGGTCAAGAATACGCTTCAAACGGAGTACAACTTAATTACACTATCTCGGCCTACGCTGCAGGTACCGTGTACTCATTAACTAACGCTTCAGCAGCAGTAACCTTTGGGACTACTTCTCCAGTAATAACCATTGATCAACCTGGAACGTATCGATTAAACGCTAGTGCACAGCTTAAGTATAATGCTGCTACATTTGCAGCACCGCAAACAGCCACGTGTCTTCTCTATCGTACGAACAATACCGCTGGAGCATTAACCAATGCCACACGTACGGTGGACTTAAGAATACTAAGTGCAATCACGGATAGTGCAGGCTTAGTTGCTATTCCAGAAATTCAGTATATCACAACGAATTACAACGATCAAATCCAACTCTATTGCGGAATGTCAGCGGCTACTGGAGGAGGAACGGTGGACGTTGTTTCAGCTAATGTTATTGCTAAACTTGACTATTAAATTAATTAATATAAAGGAGATTTAAAATATGAAACTAAGTAAAGTATTTATAATCACTCTGCTAATGCTACTTCAAACCTCATTGGCTCATGCTTTGACTACGATGTGGTCACTAAGTAGTGCAGGTAATACGGTAACGGCCAATCATTACTTGTCTTTTGGTCAGGGTGGGGGTGGAGATGCTAGCAACACTAAAAGAAGAATGGTAGTTGCTGGAAACATGAGTCTCAGGAACCTAAGTATCTCAGCGGCTACAGCACCAGGTGGGGGGACTGGAGCCATAGCTTATACGGTGATTGTTAATGGTTCAGCTTCTTTGTTAACCTGCACAATGACCGACCCTGCAACTACCTGTACGGATAGTACCAACGTAATTAATCTTGTACGTGGTGACACAGTATCTTTACAAGCTACAACCGCAGCCGGAGCACCTACATATAGTGCAATTACTGGCTACGTTATAAAGGATATTACCAATACAAATCGTAATGACTTCGTTGGTTGTCCAGCCTCAGCTACAATTTTTAGTGCTTCAGCTACAAATTACCTCGGTATCAATAGTAGTTGTGCTCCAAATGCTACCGAAGGTGGTGGGCTAATTCCCATCGTGGCACAAGTTTCACAGCTTTATGTTTACCTAGATGGTTCAGCAGGGGCAGGCGCATCAGGGAAATCTTACACGATAACCTTACGAAAAAATCAAGTAGATACAGCTATTACCTGCGTAGTACTCGAAACAGCTACCACATGTCAAGATACAGTAAACAGTATAACTACGGCACCGGGAGATATCCTTTCATTAAAAGTAGTACCTGCTAATACGCCCACAGCCAGGTACATATCCGCAGGTGTAAAATTGACTTCCAGTATTCCTGGAACTTTCGTAGTTCCCAGTGGAGCAGCGTCACCTTCGGTAAGTGTCGTTCACTATTCAGCCTTCTCAGGAGGAGCAACGACTACTGCTTCCACTACTACGAATAATCAATTATTACCTGGTAATCTATATGCCATGGGATTTTATGCTAAGGCAGCCACGGCTCCGGGAAGTGGAGCAGGGGTACAATCTTGGACATTTAATTTAAGAGACCATACTAACTCCTTGACTGACCTTACAGGTTGTGTGATATCGGAAGCAGCAACTACGTGTAGTGAAAGTTTCCGTGAAGCTTTATCAGCTTCGAACTTTGCAGTGAACTATCAACTTACCCCTTCAGGTACACCCGTAACTTCAACGATTAGATATGGTACGGTATTAACTTTTAACGCTCCGGGAACAACAACAATCAAAGGTTACTAATATGATAGAAAACGTAGTCTTGACTATTCCTCCAGAAAAATATAAGTTCATGGTAAAGACCCTAGAATCTTTTAAGTCAGGAATACGTTTATTAAACCTAAATGCACTTTATAAACAAAGCCTAATAAAAGAACTCCACACCATAGAGAGCATCATTAAAACTAATAGGAGTCAGTGATGGAATTCACTCAAGA